GGTGGCACCAATATATACAAGTCTAGTCAAGTTGAACAAATGGGCAGGCTTTTTTGCTCCGGATCAGTACAGCCTGGCGATCACTTCTTGTTTACCGATGCTTGGCATCCTGGCATCATAAACTTAAAGTACATGAGTGAATTGTTACAAATTCCTGTAACGACACACGGACTATGGCATGCTGGTAGTTATGACCCTCAAGACTTTCTTGGACGTCTTGTTGGAAATAAGCCTTGGGTAAGAAATGCAGAAAAAAGTTTCTTCCACGCATTTGATCACAACTACTTTGCCACAGATTTTCATATCAGAATGTTTGTTACTAATCTGTTAAATGATTATCCTACAGAAAATCCTTGGTTAGAAGAAGACCTAACTGATATACTTGCCGGCAAGGATTCAAGATTTGTACGCACAGGGTGGCCTATGGAGTATATGGAAGATACATTAACAATGTATAAGAATATGCCCAAGCGTGATTTAATTCTTTTTCCGCATCGCATCGCACCTGAGAAGCAAGTTGAGATTTTCAGAGACTTAGCTACACACTTACCGCAGTATGAATTCGTAGTGTGTCAGGATCAACAACTAACAAAAAATGAATATCATAACTTGTTAGGCGAAGCGAAGATGGTGTTTAGTGCTAACTTACAAGAAACTTTAGGCATTAGTTGCTATGAGGGTGCGGTGGTTGATGCTATTCCCATGGTCCCGGACAGACTCAGTTACACAGAGATGTATTATGATATGTTCAAATATGACAGTAAATGGACAGAAAGCTATGATGCATATACTGTATATAGACCAGATTTATGCCGTAAAATAATAGAACACATGGATAACTATTCTACAAGAATACCTTCCATACGCAAACAATCAAAGGACTTGTATGACAATTTCTTCAGTGCCAGTGGATTACTCGCTAACATCAAGTGACACTATAACAGTATCACCGTTTACTACTGATCAGATATCTGCATTAGGCAATATAACTATTAGTAACAGTACAGGGTCAAGTTATTACTACACAGGTGCAGGCATCGGTGGGTTAAGTGGCAGTACTATCACTGTTGGTAGTGGTATTAGTAGCAGTACTATTAATACATCATCATTCAGTTTTAATACTCCTGAAGAATTTATAGATTGCATGCCCGATGTTCATCGAATACAAAAGATGTGTGAAGAATATCCGGGATTAAAAATAGCATTTGAAAAATTTAAGACAACATATAAACTAGTAAAAGACCATTATGATACTCCAGAAGATCAAAGACCACGTCCTTAATTGGTTAGAACAGCACGATCGCAAACGTGTCATTATGGATCGGATTGATAACGAACCGTACCTTGAACGCTATTACATTTTTTTAAAAGATCGTAAACGTTTTCCGTTTAATGTATTCTTGCATAAGTTCTTAAAAGGCGATCCAGATGATGTTCATGATCATCCATGGCCGTATGCCACATTAATTTTGGCAGGTGGGTATTATGAATGGATTCCACAATTTACCGAAGATGGTAAATTGAACTGTGAAATACGCAAATGGCGTGGTCCCGGTCACTTTCGCATTTGTAGTCCTAACAGCTATCATCGTATTGAATTGAAAGAAGGTGTGACTGCTTGGACATTGTTTATGCCAGGGCCTCAACGTCGTGAGTGGGGATTTTGGGTCAACAACGAATGGATACACAATGACAATTATCTCGCTTCCCGTAAACAGAATGTCTAGTACTACAACAGTACCGTCGTATATAACTACTACTTCAGGTACCGCTGGACAGTTCTTAACAAGTGCTGGAAGTAACGGTATGACTTGGACTACTGGTACTACAAGCGTTCCAAATGAAGCGATTAGGATTAATCAAACCAATCCGCCCACAATAGAAGTCAAGGGTAATATGGTTATTAACGGTCGTGACTTAGAAGAACGGTTAGAAACAATCGAAAAGGTGTTGCAAATACCCGAACGAGATGTTATACTAGAAAAGAAGCATCCAAAGCTCAAAGAACTGTACGATGCGTACATAAATGCTTTGGGCAAATATAGAACATTTGAAGCAATTAAAGGAGAAGATGATGGAACTACATGAATCAGTTAGAGATACATTTAAAACAATGGTTATCAAAGAGCACGAAGGGTTTCGCTTGACTCTTAACAAACACGAAGTACTTGCCCCTAAAGGCCTGTTTAGTATTGATATGGTTCAAGAGTCTCTAAAAGACGGTGACGTTATTGACTCACAAACATACAGCTTCTTTATGGACAAAGAAGAATTACAAGCATTGGCATACGGTTTGACTGCATGAAGAAAGTCTACTATACTTGGCAACAAGTAGAAGGTGCTTGTTTAGACATTGCTAGGCAAATTAATAATAGCAATTGGAAGCCAGACTACATTGTAGGCATTACCCGAGGCGGGCTAGTGCCTGCTGTCTTACTAAGTCAGTATTTAGAAGTTCCTATGAAATCGTTAGACGTTAGTCTGCGTGACGGCGGGGATACTGTTACCAATTGTGGTATGGCAGAGGATGCCTACGGGTTTAATTCCGCTGAAAAAGATAGCGATCCACTTTGTAAAAATATCTTAGTTGTAGATGATATTAACGATCAAGGATCTACTATTGCGTGGATTAAACAAGATTGGCAATCAGCGTGTTTACCTAACGATGCTCGTTGGGAACATGTATGGGGACAAAATGTACGCTTTGCTACGCTTACTAACAATCTAGCTAGCAAAGAAGAAGTTGACTATTCAGTATGGGAAGTCAATAAAGCAGAAGAAGATTGTTGGTTAGTTTATCCTTGGGAGGATTTTTGGTTATGACATCAGCATTAATTAAACTTATTTTTGGCCTGTTTCTAATAGCAGTAGCAGTTATCTTTGGACCATTGCTTGGCATTTGGTCACTTAATACACTATTTCCAGTATTAGCAATTCCATACACACTAGAAACATGGGCGGCGTTTGGTTTATTGTTCGGCAGCGCAACTGGATTGAGTTTTGGTAGCAAAAAATGAGACAAGTAGATCAGTTGAATAACTTACAGTTATCTGCTCAGGAATTAAAAGACAAGATTGCATATGTCGAAGCAGACATTATACGATTGCAAGGTGAAGGCAGTAGTGATCGTAAGATCACTGCACTAACTGAGTATAAAGATTATTTAAAAGACGAATTAAAAAATTTAGAAAATGTTAACAGACCTTGAACGTGCATTAGATAATAATTCTGCTCCGTGGAAAGAAATTGAGTACCGAACAAAAACTTTTTGGGTGTTTAAAGATGCATATCCAGTTACCGAAGGGCATTTGTTATTTGTGCCTACCTATGAAAAATCTGAAAACTTATATGACTGCTTCAAAGCCGCATACAAATTTGGATATGATGGAGTCGAAGCAGAGAAGTGGGAAGGCTTCAACATTGGGCAAAACATCGGGAAGGTTGCTGGTCAAACAGTAATGTATCCACATGTCCATATGATACCTAGGCGCAAGGGAGATATGGAAGATCCACGCGGCGGAGTTCGTCACGTTATTCCAGAAAAGGGTAACTATGCAACAGTCTAATGTTGTTTGGGAAATTAGATTGAACTGGTACAACCAAAACAACAAATGGTGGAGTGAGGCTTGCGCAGACGTAGTAGAAGTATTTGGACTTCCGGGGGATCGATTTACTAGTCATCCGCATGAAGATTGTATGTTGTTTCGTTTCAAATCAAAAAAGGATTATAACTTATGCAAAATTCTACTGTCAGACAAAATCTAGATGGAATACTAGTTCTTATACTTGCCTCATGTGCTATAGCATTTGCCATTTGGTGGAATTTAGAACATCCGCATTTAGTAGTAAGATATGATTGCTCAATTGCTGAGATTAGTCCAGACTATCCTCCAGCAGTTAAAGAAGGCTGTCGCAAACTTCGAGCAGAAAATATATTGCAAAAACCTAAATAAACCTATATAATATACACATAGGAGTAATAATGACTGAATCAAGAACATACGAAAATATTAAAATAGGCGCAGACATGCAAGACGATGATAACAAAGATTATCAAGAAGCATATCTTGGAGATCATCTTCGATTTAAAATGAAACGCGAAGGCAAACGCTTTTGGGCCGGCGACAACATTAGCGAATATGTTACAGAAGAATTTAAAGATAAACTAATTGACGAAGCAACAGAAGCATTTGAAACTGTTCTAGATCGATTGCTTATCGATCGCGAAAACGATCCTAATAGCAAAGGCACGGCACGTCGTCTTGCTAAGATGTATTTTAATGAAGTAATGAGTGGCAGATATGACCCAGCACCAGACGCAACAGCATTTCCAAACGACTCGGCGGACCGTTATGAAGGTATGTTGGTTGTTCGTAGCGAGCTTCGCAGTATGTGTAGTCATCATCATCAACCCGTTACTGGTGTTGCTTATATTGGCATTATTGCCGCACAGAAACTTATCGGATTATCTAAATACACAAGAATCGCACAGTGGTGTGCGCGACGTGGAACTCTCCAGGAGGAACTTTGTAATGACATTGCTAGGGAAATAAGTAAAGCCACAGACACAAATGACATAGGTGTTTATATTCAAATGACACATGGTTGTTGTGAGAATAGAGGAATTATGGCACACAGTAGTCTTACACAAACTACTGTTCTCAAAGGTGCGTTTAAAGAAGATGCAGGTACAAAGAAAGAATTCTTTGATAATATTAAAATGCAACAGGAATTTGCACCACGATGAACTCAAGACATTTATATACCATTAAATGGTCACAACCCTACTCTACAGACTATGAGCGTCCATACTTGCGGCAATTGCACGAAGCTGTAGAACGTGCTATTGAAGCACAAGTAGAGCGTAATGAATGCCCGCAAGCTAAAGAAGTCATAGAACGGATAATGAAGTTATGAAATACCAAGTACCAGCAGAAGGCATTATGCAAACAAACGACTGGGGTAAATCCAAAGTTTATCGAGTTGCTTGCGAGTGTGGTGCTTCGGAGCATGATCATCATGTATGGGTAGAAGCTGACGATCATGGCGAAGTCAGTCTTACTGTGTATACAACTGTAAGAAGCAATTGGTGGAGTAAGACCCGCTGGCATGCTATCTGGACATTGTTGACTAAAGGCTATGTTGATACAGAGTCTACACTAGTTATGCGTAAACAACAAGCATTTAATTATGCTCATACATTATTAAGTGCTGTAGATGATGTAGAAACATTTAGGAAAGAACAAAATGACGAACGCCAAACAAGTATTTGATGAATTATTTTATCGTATGAAAACTACAGATCTAAATAAGTTTGAGATTAAACGCGAAGTTGGTCCAAACTGGTTACCTAATGGCACTATTCCTTTTGACCTCACAGCTAAAAACGGTATTGCTACATTTGAAGTATGGGCAGAAAGTATTCAGGATGCAGAAGATCAAGTATCACAATTTTTAGAAAGAGACAACGATGGGCAAGATTAAAATCGCAGAATTATTTTATAGTATTCAAGGTGAAGGCCGCTACATGGGTGTACCGTCTGTTTTCTTGCGTACATTCGGTTGCAACTTTAAGTGTGCTGGCTTTGGTATGCCACGTGGACAAATGAGTACAGAAGCAGAGGATATTGCCACTGTATCCCATATGTTTACAAAATATGAAGAACTTCCTTTGGTTAGTACAGGGTGTGATAGTTATGCTAGTTGGCATCCCGATTTTAAAGACCTTAGCCCAATGCTTACTAGCGATGCTATTGCAGAACGTATTATGGAAATTATTCCGCACGGCAAATGGCAAGATGAGCATCTTGTTATTACAGGTGGTGAGCCACTGCTAGGTTGGCAACGTGCTTATCCAGACTTATTAGATCATCCTAAGATGGCTGGCCTAAAAGAGATTACTTTCGAAACAAATGGTACTCAAAAGCTAACTCCAGAATTTAAATCATATCTAGCAAACTGGATTGATGCTGATGCTGATGGGCATTGCAGAGACAGTAATAGTCTAACATTTAGTGTTAGTGCTAAATTGCCAGCAAGCGGTGAATCTTGGGAAGATGCTATCAAACCTGAAGTAGTATGTGAGTACGAACAAGTTGGAACAGCATATTTAAAATTAGTAGTAGCAACAGAAGAAGATGTTAAAGATGCAGAACGAGCAGTTGAACAATTTAGAGAAGCTGGCTTTAAAGGTCACATATACCTTATGCCTGTCGGCGGTGTTGAGTCTGTGTATACTCTCAACGCTAAATCTGTTGCCCTTGCCGCAATGAAACGTGGCTGGCGCTATAGTGATCGACTACAAGTTCCATTATTTAAAAACGAGTGGGGAACCTAATGATAGCTATGATTGTTGCATTACTGTTAGTAGCAGTTTTAGTAGGAGTGATTATTATTAATACTCCTACTAATAATACGGCATGTACTGGTAATTGCCGACAAGGCAGACTTTGTGATTGTAAGGATAAAAATGAAAAACTTAATTAAACGATTATTTGGCATTGATAAAATTGAAGCTCAAAAAGATCAAGCACTAGCCGAAGCCGCAGTTGCTGAGAAACTAGCCAAACAAAAATTAGAAGAAGTAGTTGAAGCTGAAAAAGCTGTAGAGCTTGCTAAGATGGGGCCGAAGGAACGTGCTACATTGCGTGGCGAGCCTTGGGTAAGCGTATTAGACACTCATGTTAATAAAGACAATATTAGGAATGGCTTTTTTGAACTTGACTGGAACCCAGAGTTTATAGTACAATTGAAACAAGCAGGTTACGGGTTTGATGGTGATCCTGAGGAACAAATTGTAGATCGTTGGTTTAGAGATTTAGCTAGAAACATGTTAGCAGAAGAAGGTGTAGATCCTAATAGATCCACAGCTGGATATATTAATGTAAGTAAAATAGGTGGCGGAAAGGCTGAAGTTAAATGAGAATTTCTAGATTAAAAAGTCCAGATGCAAAGACTGAGTATGCGCCAACTTGGAATTTTCCAATAGGCATGGATAATTGGACGGATCATGATAAAATAGACACGATTCGAAACTGGCTCATTTCACAAGAGCAGGTGTTTATAAATCGATATCCAGTACATCATGACGGTGGAACTGGCCTAGGCGATAATAGTGTTACTGCACGACATGGCAAGTACAATCTATTTCAATTTGCCAATGACTGCCCAGAATTAACCGATATGCTAAATTTTATTAGGATTTCATATCTTAAATTTATTGCTAATCAAGATGGTAATTGGAGAGAACTACAATTGTATTCCTGGTTCAATATTGCAAGAGCTGGCGAATCAATACAAGAACACGGGCACGGTGCTGATCCAGAATCGTATCTAAGTGGAAACATGCACTTAGATACGTATAATACGTTTAACACATATAAATCAGTATACGACCCAACATCTAGCATTAGTGTAGGAAATAACAAAGGCGATATTACTTTATTTCCTAGTTGCGTTCCGCATTGGAGTGATGTGTATACTGGAGAAGTTCCTAGAGTAAGCATAGCATTTGATCTAAGACCTAAAGTAAACAATTATGTTAGTATAACAAAATCAGTAGCCTTTATGGATCAATCCATTTTTGATAGTATAACAGAAAACTTAAAATGACACATATTATAGTCGATACTGCTAACACGTTCTTTCGTGCTAGACATGTAGTCCAAGGGTCGTCCGATATTAAACTTGGTATGGCGTTTCATATTACTTTTAACAGTATCAAAAAAGCATGGCAAGACTTTGGTGGTACTCATGTAATCTTCTGTCTTGAAGGTCGTAGCTGGCGTAAGGATTACTACAAGCCTTACAAAGCTAATCGTAAAGAAACTCGCGATGCAATGACTGTAAAGGAACAAGAAGAAGATAAATTGTTCTGGGAAGCATTTGACGAGTTTAAAAACTTTATTACAGAGAAGACCAATGCTACTGTAATGCAACATCCTAATCTAGAAGCAGATGATTTGATTGCTGGCTGGATACAAGCTCATCCAGATGCAAAACACGTAATTATTTCAACAGATGGAGATTTTGCACAGTTAGTAAGTCCTACAGTTAGCCAATATAACGGTGTAGGCGACTTGCATATTACACACGAAGGAATCTTTGATGCAAAAGGTAAACCCGTTAAAGACAAAAAGACAGACGAACCAAAGCCAGCGCAAGATCCAGAGTGGATGCTGTTCGAGAAATGTATGCGTGGTGATACCAGTGATAATGTCTTCTCGGCGTATCCAGGTGTGCGTACTAAAGGTTCTAAAAACAAAGTTGGTCTTACTGAAGCGTTCGAAGATCGTAAGAGCCGCGGATATGCGTGGAACAATCTCATGCTTCAGAGGTGGACCGACCATAATGGACAAGAACATCGTGTCTTAGAAGATTATCAACGTAATGTACAGTTATGTGATCTTACAGCACAACCAGATGATATTAAAATTAAAATTAAAGAAACAATTACAGCTAACGCAGTACCTAAAGCAGTAGATCAAGTGGGTATTCGTATGCTAAAATTCTGTAATGCATGGGATATGAAAAAGATTGCAGACAATATACAATCTTATGCAGAACCATTTCAAGCAAAATATAAGGAAGAATAAAATGGCACAATGGACCGTTAGTACATATTATAAAAAATCTTGTCAAGAAGTTGAAACATATCATCAGCGAAATGGTGACGGTAAAGTTACTGTAGTGAATGGGTTTCGATATGGTGAATGGACCGTAGAAACTACAGACGATAATCCTCCGGAGTTTGAATTTACAGAAGTTCCCGGAGGCGATGGTAAGAAAGACAGTATCAATATGTTAGACTGCGAAGTTAACAATATTGAAAGTGTCGATTTAGTTGAAATGTTCGACGGCGGTTGCTGGTATGATGTTGAATTTGAAGGACTTACAGAAGAAGAGGAAGAAGAGATTCAAGAATTCCTTGACGAAAATAGTCCTTATGATTTAGAAGAGCGCGAAGACGATCCTTGGATGCAGGGAGATACCGAATGGTGGATCTGGGGTCCGATTGAGATTAAAAACGAAGACGGCGAAACTGTACGTATTATTTGCGCAGATGCAGACGGCAATGTAGTAGACTTTAAGGAAGAATAATGACAGAGATACACGCAAAACCAATCGTAGATGGCAAGTTTTGGATTGTTGAACAAGGTGGTGCTAAAATTGCCACCCTACACAAAAAAGAAAATAATAAATTTATTTTAAGTAGCACCAATGGCGAAGTCATGTTTAATAAGAAACAAGACCTTACAAAACAATTTGGTTCAAACTTTTTCTTAACTAGTACTAAGATTAAAGTTACACAATTAGAAGAACATGATTGCCACGGTTACCCAACTAGTTGTAAACCATATAATGCAATGTATGATGTAAGACGTAAATTACCTTTGTTTACAAAAAGTAATGCTAGTAAGAGTTTATATTGTGCAGGATATTATGTAATTAAATTTGACAAAGGTTGGGTCAAATCATTTTGTCCTAAAGCAATTACAATTGAACGATATCCAAGTAAAGGTCCATTTAAATCAGAATTAGAAATGAAAACGGTACTAGCAAATGCAAAATCAGATTAATCTAACACCTATTGCACAATTTGCACATTCGTTAAGAGCCGCTGAATTATCACAGTCTAAAGAAGTTAAACTTACAATTCAGCAGGCTCGATTACTTAATCTAGCGTTAACTGAAATACAAGACAAATTATTACAAGATTATGAATCTATGTACAATACTCTTAAAAACAGTACTGCTACTGAAACAATAACTGTAACAATGGATGGTGGTGGTTTTACTGACAAGTAAAGATAAATATATGCGTACATTATTGAAGGTGCGCATATTATGTCAAGACCAAAACCATCAGTCTTATTAGAAAATGTTAATAAAAAGACTTATAAAGCTGAGCAAATTTTAGAAGCCGAAGCAATTTGGGCTGTGTTCTATAAGAACGAACCTTTTAACTTAAAAAGTTTTAACAGCCTTACGTCTTACCCTGGACCTAAATATAAAAAAGTGTCTTTCTCAAATCCTGGACATGCACATAATTTGGCAAAGAAATTGAATCTTACTTTTGGCACTGAAGATTTCCAAGTTGTAAAATTAACCCAAGGCACTATTGTAAAATGATAGCCCGTGACACGCTGACTAGAATATTCCTCAAAGAATGGGGCAAAAGTCTAGATGACGCAAATGTCGAGTTATACAATAGAATGTGGTGGCAATCTAACAGGACCAATAAACCGAACGCTTTTCGACTAAGTGAAAATGGATTTGACTTTTTGGTTAATACTCTAGAAATCAAAATGTACGAAGTACCATTTACAGAGCCGATCGAACTTAGCCCCCAAACTATTATCTTTTTGGAAAGATACATAGACTGTCCATATTACCTTACAAACCAAAGTATTAGTGTATTTTCGGAACGCAAAAGTTTTGAACTTTACTTGTTTTCCGACGATATTCGAAAATTTGGACTAGTAAAGGCTATGACAGAACGTGAAAAAGATTTAGCCAAAACAGACAATAATCTTTAAAAAATAGTTGACGTCTAACGCAGACTCCTATATAATACATACATAGACAGCGTTAATTCAACAACACTTTTTTAACTAAGATTGGAAATCAAATGGCAGAAATCATTAGCCGTACAGTAGGCCCTAAAGGCGCTAAAAAGTCTTTGCGTAAGGCTTTTAAAAATCAGCGTCCAATTTTCCTTTGGGGTCCTCCAGGAATTGGTAAGTCAGATATTATCAAACAACTTGGCACTGAGCTTGATGCTCACGTGATTGATGTTCGTTTGAGTTTGTGGGAACCTACTGATATTAAAGGTATTCCATATTTTGATAGCAACAACAACACAATGGTTTGGGCACCTCCTAGCGAACTGCCAAATGCTGAGCTGGCAAAACAACATAAAACTATTATTTTGTTCATGGACGAAATGAATAGTGCGGCACCTGCTGTACAAGCGGCCGCTTATCAGTTGATTTTGAATCGTCGTGTTGGCACTTACAAGTTGCCAGATAACGTAGTAATGGTTGCCGCTGGTAACCGTGAAACTGACAAGGGTGTTACATTCCGTATGCCTGCTCCGTTGGCTAATCGTTTTGTTCACTTGGAAATGACTGTTGAATGGGAAGACTACTTTGAGTGGGCTGTTGAAAATAAGATTCATCAGGACGTAGTTGGCTTTTTGAGCTTCTCTAAAAAGAGCTTGTACGACTTTGATCCAAAGTCTAGCTCACGTGCGTTTGCTACTCCACGTAGCTGGTCATTTGTTTCTGAGTTGCTAGTTGATGACGACACAGATGCAGATACATTAACTGACTTGGTATCAGGTTCAGTTGGTGAAGGACTTGCTGTTAGCTTTATGGCTCATCGTAAAATTGCAAGCAAAATGCCTAATCCTAGCGACATTTTGAGTGGCAAAGTTAAAAAGATGGACTCTAAAGAAATTAGCGCCATGTACTCTTTAACTATTTCGTTGTGCTACGAACTTAAAGATGCATGTGACAAAAATGCTAAAAACTGGAATGAGCAAGTTAACAACTTCTTCGAATTTATGATGAATAACTTCGAAACAGAATTGGTTATTATGGGTACTAAATTGGCTTTGAGCACTTACAAATTGCCATTGGATCCAGATGAGATCAAATGTTTTGACGAGTTCCACTCTAAGTTTGGCAAGTACATTTCAGCCGCAACTGAAAAGTAATTTGGTTTAGCACTAGTTGACACCACCTTCGGGTGGTGTTATACTATATACATAGTAAACATTTAGGAGCAGAGATGGCAAATTTAGATCCAATTATTGATAAAATTATTGTAGCACGAGTAGGACTTTTGCTTCGTCATCCATTTTTTGGTAATATGGCAACACGCCTTAAAATTGAAGAGGCAACTGATTGGTGCATGACTGCGGCTACAGATGGTCGCACAATTTATTTTAATCGTGACTTTTTTACGCCAATGACTACTAAACAAGTAGAGTTTGTCATTGCACACGAAATCCTACATAATGTGTTTGATCACATGGGTCGTGTCGAAAATCGTGATCGTAAAATTTGGAATGCCGCCGCTGACTATTGTGTGAACGGACAGTTGACTAGAGACCGTATCGGTGAAGTTCCACCAGCTATTAACATTTATAACGATCCTAAATACTACGGCAAAGGTGCTGAAGAAATCTACGACGAACTTTACGATAGTGCTGATAAAATTGATATTGGCCAATTGTTAGACGATCATATTGATTGGACTGGCCCTAAAGGAAAAGACGGACAGCCAAAGTATTCTAAAGAAGAAATGAAGCAGATTCGTGACGAAGTTCGCGAAGCTACAATGCAGGCAGCTCAAGCGGCGGGTGCAGGAAATACTCCTGCAAGCGTACAGCGTATGATTAAAGATCTAACAGAAGCAAAGATGAACTGGCGTGAAATTTTACGTCAGCAAATTCAAAGCACTATTAAGAACGATTATACATTTATGCGTCCTAATCGTAAGGGCTGGCATATGAGTGCAATTCTTCCTGGTACTAACTACGAAGAAACAATTGACATTTGTATTGCTATTGACATGTCTGGTTCTATCGGAGATGAGCAGGCTAAAGACTTCTTGTCAGAAATCAAAGGCATTATGCAAGAATACAAAGACTTTAAGATTAAAGTTTGGTGCTTTGATACTAAGGTCTATAACGAAGCCGACTTTGACGGATACTCAATGGACGAGTTTGATGAGTATGAAGTTATGGGCGGTGGCGGTACAGAGTTTGATGCCAACTGGGAATACATGAAAGAACATGCTATTCAACCTAAAAAGTTTATCATGTTCACAGACGGCTATCCTTGGGGTAGCTGGGGTGATGAAAACTACTGTGATACAGTATTCATTATCCACGGCAATGATAAGATTGTGCCTCCATGGGGAGAGCATGCTTACTACGAAGCATTGGTAGAAACTGCATGAGTTTAAAAAACGGCAAACCTAACCCTTTAAATTATTTTAATCTGAGGAGGGTTGAGTTTGCCTGCCCTCATTTTAAATATACCAATTTAGATCGATACAATCCAACACTAGTTAAAAAAATTGACAGCTGGATTAAATCTAATTTAAATAACAGGTATTATGTAGGGCAAGGTATTATGTTAGATAATACAAATACAATAGTGTATAACACCCGTATCGGTTTTGAATCTGAAAAGGAACTTAGTTTCTTCACAATTGCCTGCCCACATTTACAGCAGAGATAATTATATACGTACATTCAAAGGAGATATTATGACTGATACCGTACAAGATACACAAGAACAATCACAAGCACAAGCTGGTGAAAATTCAAATGAGCTGACTATTAATGATCTTAATGCAATGAAAATCATTATTGATATTGCTAGTTCACGTGGTGCATTTAAGCCAAATGAAATGGTAGCTGTTGGCCAAACTTATACTAAGCTAGAATCGTTTTTAGGCACAGTAGCTAAACAAGCAGAAGCACAAAAAGCAGCCGCACCTGCAGGAGCATAATATGGCCGAACTCAAACATGTGGGCCGAGTGATATCTACCAAGCAACGTTGTTTAGTAGCATATCGCACATTGCCCGGAGAGTCTAGTAGTTGTTTAGTTATTCCTACTGATTCTTTAAACGACAGTTATCATAATAGTATTATTAATCTAGTCGAAAGCCAAGCCGGTCAAGACTCATATGAATTTGCCGACGTATTAATGCGCACAACATTCACTGATGGCAATAATATGCTAAAGTGGTTGCATACTAATGGTCGTCTTCTTAAGATGGGAACTAGTTCCATTGAAATGAATCCAAGCCCTGGGGTTACTGTTCAACTAAGCGAGTTAAATCAAATTATTGCAGAGCAACGTGGAGTATCAGTCGATGACCTTTCGCTCAAACCTCAATATGATGAACAAAATTCTGCTGAAGCTAAAGCAGTTGCTGCCAAAGCAGAACCAGCACCACAAAATGATGCTTCCAAAACTACATCAGCTAGTGTAAATGAATCTGAATCAGCTCAACCTACTCAACCTACTACGTTTGATAGTCCAGAAGCTGAGGCAAAATTTTATCGTTCACAAGCAGATAAATTAGCTAAAGAAGCTGCCGCTATGCGTCGTCGTGCTGAAGAGTTGTCGCCGATTAAGAAAAAGTGAGCAATCTAGGAAAATCACTTTCCAAAGATGTTATAAAAAATTGGCCAGAAGTATTTAGTGAGGTAAAACTTAATGTGTTACCTCTCAGGTATCTATATGCAGTTCTGGTCAATTTTAAAGATGGCAAGACTTGGGAAATAAGAATAACCACGGAAATCAAACGCAACGGGTGGCCTGCTTTTGAAAAAAATCTTGCCGAACTAGTTATCGGATACGAAGATAATGTCGACAACGTAGATTTCAAATTAGATACAATTAAAGTTAGAAGAGATGTCGAGCGTAGTACTCAAAAATTCCTTAAGAAAAAGAAGTTATAAATGAATGTTAAATTGCTTAGTTACAGCCAGCCAACTGAAGAATTCTCTAGTATGGGAATCAATGATGCACAAGAACTCATTGCCTACTGTGCTAGAGTCAGCAACCCGAGCAATCAGCTTAATACAGAAACCAGCGAAAAGCTCATACGATATCTTATTAAGCACCAACATTGGAGTCCTCTCGAAATGGTATCTGCCTGTATCGAGATTACAACAACAAGAGATATTGCTAGACAAATCCTTAGACACAGAAGTTTCTCCTTTCAAGAGTTTTCCCAACGTTACGCTGACCCGACAGCAGAGCTTGATGATGCGTTCGTACTACGAGAGGCACGATTCCAAGACACTAAAAATAGACAAAACAGTGTAGAGTTTGATCAGTCAGATGATGCACAACGTCTATTAGCCATTGAATGGGAACGTGCTCAGAAGCGTGTACTATGGGCAGTTAAACAAGAATACTCTTGGGCTATTAAGAATGGTATTGCTAAAGAGCAAGCTCGAGCTGTATTACCCGAAGGTCTTACTGTAAGTCGTTTATATATGAATGGTACCCTACGTAGTTGGGTACACTTTATTGAATTGCGTAGTGCAAATGGCACACAGAAAGAACATCAAGAAGTAGCATTAGCTTGCGCTAAGGTCATTTCCGATATCTTTCCGATGACTACTGAATTGATCAGCTAACCATTTAAAATCGTTAATTCTACTTAATGCTGGTATATTGCCAGCATTTTTTTCACCGTATTTTCTGCCTGCAATGGCACCTGCAATAGCATACATAGCATAGTCACCATTTCCAATATTGCACCAAGTGTCTAAACGGTTAATAGCTTCAGAATCTCGAATAGATGCTAGTTTTGCGCACTCGCGAAAAGCTGAGCGCCACGTGGTAAATTCATCAGTATTGAACGCAGTAATATTGCTAACTTCTTTCATTACTTTAAATTTCTTACTGATACTCGTAGTCATGTCTGGATTATTAACATTCATTTTTAATGTTAGTTTTTTAGGTAATAGTTTTACGCCACCGTATCCATAACTCAAACTATTAATAGGATTAATACTGTGCCAGACATGTACAGCATCCATTTCCCAGGCTGGTACTTCGTGATCAAATTTAAAAGAATTTAGTACGACCGCGTCTGCATCAACTACCCAAAACATTTTAGTAAAGCATTTTTTAGCTGCCGCTATATGCGCTTGATGTATTCCCTTAACCCCATGCACACGCTTTGCTAGAGGAAACCGTTCTTGTAACCTAGCAAAATTATCATCTGCATCTGGTTCATTATATGAAATAAAAATAATATCGTACATTAGAGTCTTCTTAAATTTCTTGGAACATTACTGTATACTGATTTAAAAAATTTACTGCCGTCAGCAGATAAGTCAGCCATTTCTAAATCGTACTCATGTTTTAAAGTTTCACCTATACCCATAATCTCATAAGGCAACATTTCTTCAGTAATTTTGCTATAATGATTTTCCCACTCGTTAGTTAACCAATCAAAATCACGAACATTGGCATAATCCCAATCAGTACACATAGTACGGTAGCATCCTTCTCTAGCACCGTACATGCTCCATAATCCGTTTTTTACGTCGGATCCTATGTTGCACCAAATTAATAATCGATGATAATTCTGCCACCAAATATCTTTTAAATGAGATGCTTTGGCTCCTTGTAACAAACACATTTTTACACCTTCGCGGAATCCTGCTCTCCATGATTGGAATGGTGTAGAGTTAGTAAAACTCTCGCTGTAGTTTTCATTAAACTGAATATATAAATCGTCAAAACAAAACTCAACTAATCCTTTAACATCAGTAGGATCGCTATTTTCATGTGTTCGCATATTGTTTACAAACTCACGAGTCCATAGTTTTAAACCACCATTGCCGTACATCAATCCGTTAACATGAACTTTTCCGCACCAGCTGAACACATTTTTTTCAGTTAGTTTTAGTTTGTCTAAATCTATTTCAACTTCTAAAAATTTTGGATCAATAATGTTGTCAGCATCTACTGTAACAAAATATTCAGTTTCGCTTAGAGCCGCACATGCTTTATGTGCCGCATCACTACCTTTAACTCCGTGTACACGTTTAGCCCAAGGTGCTTTTGTTAATAAGTCTGCATAATTCTTCTCAGCGTTAGGTTCATCGTAGCTGAGAAATATAATATCTTGTTCTATGATTTTAATCATTTATAGTCAATCCATAAGAATCAAAAACAGCCTTTGAGGCTATTAAGATGTTTTCTATATCACTTTCAAATTTAGTGTCGAATGGTACGTACACTACCGGTTGTTCTAATAATTGTTTAGAATCTACTATAATTGTTCTAATTAAAAAATTAAAATTATTTTCCTGCATGACAAAGAATACTAAGTTGGCAATAGGCTTGTCACCGATAGAGTTTTTGCATTTATCAGATAGATTAAATCCCCAACGATTATTATCCCAAGTTACCGTTAAATCTGTTGACTTTGTTGGAGGGTCTATAATCCATTCTAACACACTGTTTCTAGCCACTGTGTTATGGTCAGCTTTTGGAATTATACCAGTGTATACCCGCTTACCAGGAAGTTTTATATTACCAACTACATATTCAAAGAATTTCTTTTTTCCAGTTATAAAGTCATTATATTCGTCATACTTTATTTCTAAAAAATTTTCAGTTTGTTGTTCATTTGACGCAGAAATAATCCTGCCAGTTGCTTTATCATAGTGCAAATAAAATTTAAGTGCAGGTGCTTTGTATTTACGAACCATATACTAACCCCGACAATTTAGACAATATAGATTTATCAATAAAATCTTTTTCTACATAATGAAATAATTTATCTTGTTTAATATTGCCAACGATAAGTTCACCGTTATTATTTAAGTAGCAAGTAACAACATCTTGCCAGCTTTTAGGCACAGGCATTAATCCTTGTAACGGAGTTTTCATATGAGCAAATACTAACGGACTTTGTTTACTAATTACCTGTTCAGATATACCAATCATATCAATTGCTATTGCTGAAGCCAAATCCATGCTTAACCAATTCTGGTATTCTTTAGGAGCAAATTTTCCGTAACATAATTCCCAATTGTTTACAACAAATTCTAGAGTTTTATAAAAGTTTAATGCCAACTCTGTTTTTTTAAAATAATGCAGAGCAAAATATGGACTAGGTAAACTGTTTGCAATAAATGCTTTCCTATGGAAAGTATCTACTACTGGATCTAATTTGTAATTTGTTATTTTAGAACAAAATTGCAAATCAAAATTGCTACAATATTCCCACCAGTCGCTAATATCACCTAACATTAACATGTCAGTATCTAATACAATAGTTTCATTGTAGGGGCTAATATGAAATAGCTTCCATCGATTTTCTGCACGAAATCTTGTGTCAGTATTGTCAGTCCACGGAATAGATATTATTTGATCAAATACTTTTGTATATTTTTTAGGAACAGGATCATTAGTTGCAATTGATATGTTTGTAACTTCTAATTGACTATGTTTAATTGACAATGCCAATGCATATGCTTGTTGAATGTAATCAACAGTATCTGTGTTTTGAGCTAATACTAAAAATCCTTTAGACACCAGAACCCCCGTCGATAAATCTTGTTAGACTTGATTTATTCATAACATGTACATCTAGTCCAGTAGTTTTAACAAGTGTATATTCTCCAAGGTGATTTTTCTTTTCAACTAAGAATTTCATTTTTATTTTATCTGCACTAACTAGAATATCTTTATCAGAAGCATATATCATTTTTCCAGGAAGTTCAGTTGCAAATGTTCCAGTAGTACTACCGTTCATAATATGAATGGCAATGCTAAATGCAAAATCATTTCTAAAATTACTAGACTCTATCCCGTACAACATTCTATAATAATTCCAGTTTGATTTTATATATGCAACAATATTAAAAAAAGATTCAGTAATCATGTTTTTTTGAAATACAAAAACTGTAGCCCAATAAAAAGGAATACTATATTGCGTTATTCTATCAAATTCATTAGTACGTTTCCATCCTGCTAGATCAAAAGAGTTTTTATATAACTGTATATCATGATCATTATTAAATGCAGGTTTTAAAATATCAGAATTTAAAATGTAATCACTATCAATTACTAGAGTTTTATCATAAGGAGATAAATTGTAAATTTGCCCTCTTGAAAAGTTTTTCCATTCTAGTATAGTTGATGCTAGTGTACCATCATTAAACTTTTTTACTTGGGTGCCAGTATCTTTAGGTATCTCAATAATTTGATCGAATGGATTATTAGGATACTGTGCTAACAAGAATTTTTTATCATCAGTTATAACTGATACTGGTATACTGAGATGCTCTATTATCTTAGAAGCAGAATAAACTGCCATCTTAATATAGTCAATTTTACTGTTATTCTGAGCAAAAATTACTGCACCGTTCATAACTCAACGATGTCCGAAACTTTTCTTTTAGATTTAATTTCATTAAATTTAGATGAATAATCATTTAACGCTTCAAAATATTGATCAACAATTGTATCAAAAAACTCTTGAACATTGACAATATTAACAGGCAAATTGTTTACATCTAAAAAAGGCACATCACTAGTGTGTCCAAGATCTATTGCTGTTTTTGTAAAATTGATTAATTCTAATGTAATTAAAAATGTTGCGCCATTGGTATAGTACAATAACTTTTGATTAAATTCTTCTAAAATAATTTTTCGTTGATTAGACAATGTTGCCATGTAATTGGCAACATTAAAGGCTTTTTCGATTCGTTCATCCATAGATAACTCCATAGTGTATTGTACACTATGTTAATTATCTTGTCAAGTGAAAGTTTAAGGACGATCCTGATTACGGACCAACGTATGATATAGCAGGCAAAGATACTGCTACATTTGATCCAGTTGCATAATATGCCTGTACTTGGCTAATTAATGTACCATCGACGTTCTCGTCTGTTCCGTAAGGAGCATTTGGTTGTCCTGATAAATCTGCAAATTGAATTGTAAAAGTTATCACTGATCCAGCGGCATTTATTTTAGCGTAGATATCATACTGATTTGGACTATATGTACTATTTTCAGTATTCTTTGTAAAAATCAATTGATTTGTTGTAGTCAATTGATAGTATCCAATATTGTTTGCGGCTGTTCCTACTGTTGTTCCTGTATCTACAGTACTGTTGTAGTTAAAGGTTACAGTCCCCATGTTGGACAACATTTTATTCCATGAATCATTTTTACTACCAATAGAAGTATTGGAGCCGCCACTCTGGCTGCCGGAAAATTGAAAGTTACTTCCAGTATTAAAAAATGCTCTTGCGGCATCATAGTTAGGGAAAGTTGCAGTTACCACGTGACTAATTGTGCCATTCCACGGAGTTGTTCTACTACTTGTTCCAGCATCAGCTAGTGTACCTTGTCCGCTTGGGGGAGTGACTAATTGATTAACTGTTACTAGATCTGCCATAGCATTGTATGCGGCTCTGTCAGATTCTTTAATAGTTGTAGTGTTAGTAATAACAGTAAGTTGACCGCTTTGATCAGTAGTTGTTTGGTGATTACGTGCTTTTAACAAATCATTACGTAGTGCAGTCCATTGCGATACTAAAATTGGTGTGCCTTGTGACACTTGGATACTAGTAACCGGTTGCCCGTATCCGCTTGAACCTGATCCTAGCCCTAAAACTGTAGCAATTTTAGATTGGATAGTGTTATAATCAGTAGCAAGGATTGGTGAATTTTGACCAGACATTAGTTATTCCTTATAGTACTACAACTTCAATTACGCCTTCTGCACCAATATCGCTAGAAAAATCTTCAAGAGCTATTGCAAAAACGTCTCCGCCTGCTTGCTGGGCACTTATTGCTCGACCTTTTCCGTAAGGTAATAGTCGATCACCTTTAGAAATTGGTCCAATTACTTTACAAGGCACACGTCCTTTAAGTGCAACATATGTGCCACCTACTAATTCGCTGTTCATCATATAAGCAGGATTTGTAGATATAACACCAATTGCTCGAGATCCAAATGTAGCAGTTGTAACTTCTGCTGAACCGCCAACTGTTACTACAGTACCTGGTTCTAATTCAACATCAGTTAAATATTTTTCTGCCAAGTCAGCGTAGTTAGCACTTGATGCAATACCTTGGAATATATTAGCGGCAATATTTGAACTGCCATCACGAGCAACAACAGTATTCGGGCTTGAAGCAATACTAGCTGTTCTATATGTTCCACCTACATTCAGTGCATCTGCCTGTGCGGCTGTACTGTTAACATAACTAGCATAAATTTGATTCCACTGTAAAGATGGACTTCCCATGTTATTAGTTAATGTTGTACCTGGTAATAAATCAGTACCTACTAATTGTAATGGTGTCTTAGTTACAGCTGATACAGTAGTCTGGAATACAATAGTATTGTTTGATTGGTTTCTAATAGTTGGTGTTGTTGCTGATGCATTAAAAACTACTAGTCTAGCAACAGGATTACCAACTGTATATCCAACGTCTGCAAAGTTAACCTGTGTGCTAAATGCCGCACTTCCTGCTTGTACAAACGCACTAACTGGCAATCCGCCTAATTGATCAGCGTTTGTAGCAGTTCCGTAGAATCTATGAGCACTGCTAGTAACTCCAGGAGCCGCATTGTTGTTAGTATATACTAATGTAATACCTTGATGGATTGTTGTAAACCCGGTAATTGCATTTTGAGTATTATCTAATATAAAATCACTGTCTGCACTGATTGTAAATATGACTTGTCCGTTATCAACACCTTGAATAACTGGATGAGATACTCCAAAACTATCTTTTAAACTTATAGAACGCATCTGCGTTGTGCCAGCACCCGCTACACCTTGTGGTCCAATAAGGGTAAATGTAGTGCCATTCCATGCATATAACTGATTATTAATTGTATCGTACCAGAAATCGCCCTGGGTTAGTCCAGTTGGAGCGGTTCCGCCAATCTCAGCACCACCTGTTGTACGGAATTTTGTACCGTCATAAAACTTTAATTTGCTGTGGCCAGTGTCAAACCATATTTGCCCAGGCAATGGTTTAGGTGGTTGTGTAGTATTAGCAAAATTTTCTAATAGATATACAAAATTTTCATTCTGGATTGATCCGTATCCAGCATAATTTTTGCCGATTAATTTCAGATCAAGAGTGGCATCTATGGTGCCGTCGGCAATAACAGCAATTTGATTACCGTTATATCTTGTTATTGTATATGACATCTGGCTCGTTCCTTATTCGTAGTATTTATGCTAGTTTTGGTTTAAGAATATGACTGATAAGTCCAAGTTCCTAATAGTAGCTGGAACTGGCGTATATACGGATTCGCCGTTCCAGTTCCGGCGCCCGGCCCTGAAGCTATGAATACTGTTCCAATATTGTTATTTCCGGCTCCGATTGCTGTGAAATTCGTAGTCCCAGCTGTTGCAATTGTATATAATGCGCCTGTAACAAACGATCCTGCATTAACACTCTGCGTAGAGCCAGTATCTATACACACTGCTCTAATTATAGTACCATATTGATGCTCACCTGCTGGGAAAATCTTTGGTAAAATTCCCGAAGCTATTTGTAAATTAGTAAATCCTGTAGTAGTCAATGATATTGCAAGAGGGGCGCTTTGTATTGAGGTGTCAACATAGCCCTTGTTTGCACCATCTGTGCTAGCTGTAGGAGTTGCAACACTAGTTAATTTAGCACTATTAATGTCAACTGATCCAGTTCCTTTTGGTGCCAATGTTAAATTAGCATTTGATACTGAAGCATTTACATATGAAATTGTTGACCCGCTTAGGGATATGTATCCAGCCTGGAATGTTGTTTGTGTTCCGATACTAGTCAACCCTGGGGCACTAGTAATTGCAGTACCTAGAGAGTTTGCAGTTATTACATCTACACCATTAATCTTGTAAGTTTTGCCCGATGCTAAACTAATATTTTCCGAACTAGTCCAAGCAGTATTAGCAGAATACCAAAAGAATGTTTTATCAACATCTGTTCCGGCTGCAATCTGTAAGCCGCCGCCGTTTGCAGTAGTATTTGAAGGGCTTACTGTTTTAGCTAAAATAATAGTTTTATCACTAACATTAATTGTTGCAGAATTAATAGTAGTAGTTGACCCTTCAATTGTTAAATTTCCACGGATTCGTGCATTGCCGTTTACATCTAAAGTTGCTGTAGGAGCAGTTGTGTATATACCAACATACTGACCAGATGCGTTAACATATAACGCCGAAGTCTGGCTTGATGAATTTAACATGTTTAATGAAAAATTCTGGTTTGTAGAGTTTGATTTTATTTCAAATAGTTGATAGTTAACATTAATTTCAGTACTAGATGCTGTGCCTAATACTAATGGTGTGCTATTCTGTATTGTTATTGATCCAGTTGTTGATGAATCACCAACCGTAGTTACAAAGTTTGAAGCAAGCAATAATGTTCCGTCATTGGCGATTAAAGCAGTTGCAGAGCTAACTGGTACATTAAATGTTATTCCAGGATTACTACCAACATTAAATCCAGAAGTAATTGATCCAGAAAATCCAGCAATTGCTTCAAGCGGTGTAAAACTATCTTTACTAAAAATACCAATTAATGTTCTAGCAACATACATGAAACATATAGTATGGCTTACTTTATTAGTGTCTACAATATCTTCAACAATAAAACCAGTTTGTCCCTGTGCATCTGTATAGATAGGACCTGCTAGTTTAGTCGAATTGCCGTCATTAAAATACATTTGCTGACGGAAACTATCTAACCAAATATCGCCAGTAGTTAAACTACTAGGAGCCGAAGGTGATACTGTTGTACCGCCAGTAATTTTAAACTGTACGCCATCGTATATTTTTAATCGATTGTCGTTAGTATCAAACCAAAGTTGTCCAGTAATAGGATAATTTGGTTGACTAGTGTTGGCAAAATTTTCTAGTAGATGTACAAAATTGTCATTAACAAATACTCCATAGCCGGTAGAATTTTTTGCTATTAAAGTTAAGTCAGTTGTTGTTTGATCAATTGTACCATCGACTAATTGAGTTAACGTTGTGCCGTCTGTTTTTAATATTGTATAACTCATTATAATGCACCAGTGTAAATTATGTAATTGATTGTTGCATATGGATTCATTGTTAAAAATCCTTGCCCTAAGGTGTTTGCAGTAACTGATCCACTACTAGGAAATCCTGATCCACTACTTGTAGTTGGTAATCCTAGACCGGGAACAGCATTAGGATCAGGACCTGCACCAGGCAAACCTGCCGCATAGTATTGAGCATTTCCGCTACTTAGATTATGAAAGTGATCTGGAAGATTATTAATTGTTAGTGTTTGTGTTTGACTACCGCTACCAGTTCCTATAGTATCTGCTGTAATATCAGTTACTCTGTTTGCTGAGCCACCACCAGTTTGAATCTGTGTGCCGGACCCGTCTTTACTAGGAACAGTGACACCGTTATCCATATTATCACGACCTAGTGGGAATCTTCCACGCATATCAGGTAACGCAAATGTTCCTAACCCTTGTAAAAGTTGAGTTGGCTTATATACATAACCAATAACTTGAAATAATGCAGTATAATCTGAAACTTTTACTTCACTGCCGTCACATAATAGATATCCAGGCGGAACTGTTGTTCCTGCAAACGGCATCAAAGCGCCTACTGGCATTGTAGCAACATGATTAAACAGTGTTTGTTTAGTCATACTTAATAAGCCAGTACCTGCTCTATAAACTAACAACTGATCAGTCGGTGCTGAATCGTCAGCGGCTGCCTTAGATGTAATAATTCCTGAGCTGATTGTTGTGTTAAACAACGCAACACCGCTAGTTGTCTGTCCATCAAAACTTACATCAGGAGCAGAAACGTCACCAGTTAATCTAAAGTTTGTCGGGCTTTGTAGCTTTGCGGCAGCTCCGGTGATACTACCTGTAAGTTGCCCTGTGAATACTCCGTTAAAATTGCCAACGAATGATTGTGCGTAGATATTTCTAAATGTTGCGTTTGCTGACCCAATGTCGTAAATTGCAGTAGTTGATGGTAGTAAGGCAGCACCAGTTATTGGATTTGAACTAGAGTCAATCCAATTTAAATATAATTGCCCATTAATAGTAGTATCATCTCCAAGAGATGTTTTCTTAGCAACTTGTAACCCGCCAAGAGTTTGTATACTTGGACCGTTAGTATCGGTAAGATCTAATGTTCCAGTGTCAGTCAATCCAGCACTAGTTGTTATTGTACCAAGTACATCAAGCGCAGATGCAGGAGTAACATTATTTGGGCCAATACCAACTTTGCCTAACGGCGATAAATGTACTAGAATTGAACTATTTAAATTAAAGTCAATACTGTTTGAACTACTTTTAGAATAGAATACTGTTGAATTACCATTAACACCAATATTGAAATTTAAACTTTGCCCTAGACTAATGCCGGCATCAGATTTAATATTAATAGCGTTGTTTGTTAAGCTAACTTGATCGTTACGTAAGAAACTAGAAGCTGGTATTGCTGTGTTATTAACTAGCAATGCATCTGCAGAGCTTGCAGTTCCCCAAATTCTAGATAACGATGCAGTGTTTGTAGAATCAGTTGTACTTAAATTAATACCTTGATTGATACTAGAAAATCCAGCAATATATGCTTTAGGTATAAAAGTATCTTTACTAATTATTGCAATTCTATAATTGTTAGCATATAGAGAAATGACTGGATACGTTATATTATTTGTATCAACAATTTCATCAACGATTGGACCAGTTAATGTGCCTGCGCTAAATTGAGGACCAACTAAAATCCAATTTGATCCCGAAAACAAATACAATTGATTATTTGCAGTATCAGACCATAAATCTCCAACTGTACTATTAGCAACATCAGGAGCAGATGCTGATTTTTTTAACGAGCCTGCGGCTCCCCAAGTTGTACCATCGTATACTTTAAGTGTGTTAATACCGCCAGCGGTGTCATACCATAGTTGACCTTGAACTGGATTTGCAGGAGCTGTGGCATTAGCAAAATTTTCTAACATGTGTAACATGTCAGTTGCAAGAACTGCACCGTAGCCGGCATAGTTCTTACCAACAAATGTGATACTAGTTTGTGTGTTAAGCGTTTGATCTGCAACTATGATTGGTGCTTTAGCAGGATTGTTTGGTTCAGAATAAGTTACTTGGTACGTCATTTATTAAACTCCTACCAAACCGGTTAGACTTTGAATACGCACAGTATAGTCAATTTGAATTAATCGATTTAAACTTTTTTGCACAGGGTGAAAAATTACATGCGTTAACAATAAACTTTGACCGGTTGAACTATAGCTTTGCAAGCCTAACTCATCGAATACAAAAGAATTATTTGCATTTGTAGTTGTATCAAATGCACTTTGTCCGCCGGGCTCGCCGTAATCTAACAAGCAGGTTACAAATAAATCAGTATAATTTGTACCAGTTACATGACGAGTTTCAATAAAATTACGTGTAGGATCTACATTGTTGCTAGAATTACCATCGACAATTTTAGAATATGTTTGATTATATAAACTAGCATTGCTACCTGAACTGTTTGGGGTTAGATATGTAATAATTCCAGTTGGATCAATGGCTGTTCCGCCATTACCAAACGCCATTTGATAAACAAATCCCTGACCACTGTTAGCCATACTTTCTGCTAGGGCAATACTAATGTTCTCGTAATGAATTGCATTACGTTTATTAACATAAATTTCTTTGGATTCAGGGTCATGAATCTTAATATGCCCTTCTATATGTATTCCAGTTACGTCTTTACTCTGCATAATGGTCTCTCTTTATCTTGTATTTATCCGTGTTCATAATGTGCTAGTTTAATGTTGTTAACTTTCTAATTTAATTAAGTTAAGAGTAACTGTAATTGCCGCGGCTGAACCGCCGTTATTGTATACTTTTAATTGTATATTGTTATTAGGAACAGTTTCGTCATTGAACCCAAAAATCATTGGGGTAAATTTTTGTGTACCTGCAGAAGTTGTAATAACTTCAGCAATTACTCCGCTACCGGGTGTTGGATCAGTTGTTTTTGACCTAGATACATCTGCTACCTGTGTTGCCACAGAAGTATACACGCTTACCCAGGCCGCTGAACTAACAGTTATACTTAAAAGTGCATAACTTTTAAATCCAGTAATTGTAATGATGTCAAATGCGCTGGCAGCAATTGATTGAGTTGTTCCAGATGCTGTAGTTCTAGCTATAGTAGTTTGTGTGGCTACTAGTTGACTACTGCCGTTTAGAGTTATTGTTGTTCCATCAACTTTTACTACACCTAATGTACTAGTAGTTGCAGTCGGCACTATTTGGGGAGGAGAACTAATTACTCCGGTTCCACTAATTGTTATACTAGTACCGTCTACCTTGACTCCGCCGATAACACTAGTACTAGCTGTTGGCAAGGTGTAAGGCGTTGGCGCTCCATTAATTTTAGCATAACTTAAACTAGTAATCCAAGAAGGGTCTGCATAAGAGTTAGTTGTTAATACAACATTGTTAATTACTGGAGTTTGCCAAGATAATGTTGTACCATCAGTACTTAAAAATAAACCACTATTTCCGGTTTGAGCCGGTATAACAGTACTGCTATAAAGTTCTGTAAAATTAGCATTTATTTTTTGAGCACCAGTTCGGAATGAATCGCCTGTGTGATCATTTGCCGCTGATCCTATGTTGATAAGTTGCTGTGCCATTATTAATTTCCTTGGTCAAATGTTGTAGTAGTTGAATCAAATGTGCCAACACTTGAATCGAATGTTGAAATAACTGCTGTCGGTTGTTGCAAATATTTATTGTAATCTGTATACCATATTCCAGGTGTAGCTTTTAAGAATCTAGAAATAGTATTGTTATCATCTAATATGTTAAGAGCACCATCCCATGCTGTTCCAGAACGTTTAACAACAGTTACTTGTGTTCCAACAGCTAATTTATTTGTAAGACGTATACTAGACGACACTCCGTTAACTGCAAAATCTGCATCTAGTTGTACATCACCTTCTGGACTATAAGGTGCAACATTAACATTATGAACTTTATACGGCGATTTCTTTAAGCGAATATTACCAATAAAGAACTGCCAGTTACTGCTGTCTGTACTGAATTTATCACTACTAGTATGTGCTGTGATACATCTGTAAGTATAGGTGTTTACATTTACTACAACACCTACAGGATATAGTACTCCGCTAGTCCATGTTAAACTAGTGTCATACCCGCCTACAAACACTTCAATGTCGTCTGCTTGCAAATATCCTGCTGGGATTGAAGATTCATAGCCTGATGCATAGTTCCAATTAGCAGTAGTAGTATATGCTTTTCCAGATGCAATAACTTCAGCCATTGGTGTAATTTGTAAATTAACTATATTAGTGCCGTCTGATAAAATCTGTTCAACTGTTGTTGTATCAGTGTATGGAATTGTTTCAGATCCGCCGATATCTTGAACAATTGATCCAGCAATATGTAACGGTGGGGTGCCAGTTCCTAGTGTACCTCTACGTAGTCTGCTTAATACATTACCGTTAAGGGCAAAATATTCAATTCGTTCACCTCGTATTTCAATAATGCCTGGTTTATTTTGAGAAGGATTAGGAACATCAAAATTACTTGCATCCTTAACAGTAATAATAGTATCATTCCATAGCAAATCATTAACTAAGATAGTTTGCTTGTTAAGACTTAGTCGTTTATATATTACGCGATTTAGCATATCTTTAAATTGCATATAAGAGATACTAGCCGTTAACACGTTACTACTGAACAGCATTACTGAAATATTATCGTTAGCCGCTGGTGCATGTGCTAACTGAATACTATTTCTATCATCATTAACCTTATAGTCAAAACTTGGGATTAACAATGTATTATTTTGTATAACCCAGACATAATTTTCATCAATCACTGGTCTATCTAATACTATTCGACCATTGCTGATTGCATTGTATGTATAGAATTCTAAAGTATCTGGAGTTAAACTTAGGTCTGAAGTAACAGTAGTGGTAGTACGTTCAATATCTAAAATATTGTGTTGGTAACTACTAATAATTTCAACCACGCTGTTTATTGCTGGAGCTGTATTAAATGTAATTGTATTATTTGATGGAGTGTATGAATAATCTGCGCCTGCATTAACGCTTACAACTAGCTGTGTTCCTGTGTAAGTTTTGTATGCTGGTTTGCTCAGTTTAATTGTAATTCCACTAATATCAACAATATAATCTTTTCCAAGAATTAGTTCTACGCCATTTGCAATAACTTGAATATTTGTAATTGCAAGTACATATGGTCTAAACTTAGTTGGGTCAATTGTATAGTTTAATCTATTATTACCAATAGTAAAATAGCTGTTAGTAGGAGCTCGAAGTATATTTGATCCTACTCTTACAATAATATTAGATTCGGTTGGAATACTAGTGCCAATTGGATTTGCTAACACAAATGATGTTAAACTACCATTTGGGGTTATACGCTCTGTCTTTGTAATTGCAAAAGTTTGTTGATTCCCACTAACAATAACAAAATTTATTAACGCACCAGTTACCGGCGGTTTAACAAATCGTATGCCAACTGCATCAACTAACGAATAACTAGAATCTGTTTTAAATAAATCTGCATTTGTAACTACACCATCAACATATACTAGAGTAGTAATAGAATCAAGCCAAGTTGCTCGAGTAATAAACTCTTGTGTTATGCCATCACCGACAAAATAGTCAATATCTAAAATATTACTGCCATTAAAACCAATGCTGAATATTCCAATTTCTTGACCTGCCGCAGGCACAGTATTAAAAATAACTAGTTTATTACGATAATCAATAGTATAATTATCGATCTGAGTTTCGATTACATTTCCTAATTTTACTATTACTGCTTGCGAACTATTAGGTTGTTGAGAGATTGCGTACGATGATGTTATACCATCGCTAAAATATCTATCCACTTTAAAGTTTGCGCTACCTGAACTATTTTGATCGTATACTTTAATTGCAAGAGTATCAACAACTTGTCCTGGAACTACTTCTTCAGGCGCTGGACTAGATGTAGGAGTTACTAATCCATCACCATCCATAATAATATCGTCAGCCGCAAAGCCAGTTGCTGTAGAATAAGCAAGATCACCGCCTGTAATAGCAGTATCATAATCAACATTCTGAGGAGTTACTGATCCGTCGCTAGTGCTCTTACGGAAAATAAATCTATCTCCAGAAGACACTACAAATTCTGGAGGTAGTTCAACAACGTTAGTGATAACATTATTAATAATTTCTCCGTCAATTGTTGAATCAGATTGTCCATATACTGTCGATGCTTGACCTGCATCATCAACTGTAGGTGATCCTGTAATTGTAGCACCACCTCCATCTAATGGAGTGATTGTCTGGCCAGGACTACCTGCTATAGGAGTATACATCACAGCGTTAAAATTTGTTTGCTGTGCAGTACCGTATTGCGGATCGTCAATTCTAACTGGAGATAAAATTCCAGTTATGTTTATAACGCTGCCAGCAGTTACCGCAGTAACTAATATTATTGAACCATTTTTATTAATAGTAACATCAACCGCTGGTACTAGTGTTCTAGTAAACACTATTGAACTGCCGGTAGGAACATCAACAAAAATAATTTGACTCAGGCTAACTGTAGTTGATGACGGAATTGCTGTAATTGTTGTATTATAACTAAATGATGCTGTTGAATTACATGTAACAACGTCACCTATTTTTAATCCATCTGTACTTGCAATAGTAAGTGTAGTTAATCCTGCGCTATTTACTGTTAAAGAGTGTGTTGCGCTAACTACTGTACGAACAACTGTTACTACTGGTAACTCAGAAAGAACATTATACGCATATGATAATTTAACACCGTCAGACACATACGAATCTACATTACTCTGTAGATGGTACACATTTATCTGTGTTCCAGCTGTAGGAGTATATGGTAATGTAAATACACGTTGATTGGTTGATGCTGTTACAATATAATCATCAAATAGAGGGTCAACACTATCCCACTTATCTGAATAATAAGGAAGTGCGTCCCATCCTGAACTAATGTCAAACCCTAAACCTGTGACAATTACTCCGCCGTAATCAATACCTGTCATTAACTGAGCAAGATCTTTTCCTAAGTTTCCTGAAGAAGTATTATAGTAGTATTGAATACGATCTGCTGAAGTTAGCAAGTCCCAATTTTTAATATAGTTAACTATTATTTCTGCACCAACTGGAGGAGGACTAGTGAATGTTATAGATCCTGAATAACTAGTATATCCCTTAGCCGTAGATGTTACTGTAGTAAGTTTGTATAATTCACGGAGCACTGGTGTGCCGTTTACAGTTACACTAGATTTTCCAATTCGAATATCAGGTGCCCATTGTAGTTTATATTGCACTTTAGAACCCGAACCGGTAAATGTTTCAGTATTTTCTAATTGATTAATATAGTATGTTTGTGTCAGTCTATCAAATTTTACTTTAATCAAAGTTGATCTTACTGGGCTATCCCCAATTATAGCAACCGCTACTGCTGGAGTACCAGTGGCAGTAATACCACCTTTAATTGTTACTGTAGGTGCTGACAAGTAACCAGAACCAGGAGTTAACAATATAATTCTGTTTACAACACCGTTAGTATACAAGGCAGTAGCCGTTGCACCAGAACCACTATCGCTTGTTATAACAACTGTAGGCTGAGTCACATATCCACTGCCGCCTGAAACTATTTTTAATTCAGTTACAACATATCCTGCGTTATCTAACCAGAATTTCCAAGGATATGTTTGAATTGCTGGATCAGACGCTTGTATTGATCCGTTGGCTACATAGGTATTAATTAAGGAAACTTGACCATTTTCATATACTGGTTGTAAATCAAAATCAGTAACAGCTAATTGTCCAGTATCTAAATTTTCATAGTTACTGATATATTCTCTAATTTTTGTTCTATATGGTTTAACTTCTGCAATATAATCTTCAAAGTTACTTAAATTTTCTGGTATGTATGTTACAGGTTGGCTTAATGCCCCTACATTGTGTTCAGCTCTTACAAAACTAGTTTTAAAAATCCAATCAATGTAAGATTGTTCACTATGTGCATATCTTACAGCAGTAAAAAATAAATTTAAATATTCTTGTTTTAGTGTGTTAATGAAAATATTATTTTTAATAGCATTTAAAATTACACGCAACTCAACTGCCGCTACTGTATCAAAAGATTCACCGTCAAACGTAGAGCCATCATAACCAATACTAGTATCTACAAACTCATATAATGTAGAATTAAATTGTATAGTTCCGTTTTGTATTCCAACAACACTATATGATAAAGTCCAGTCAACTGATGTTGAGTTAGCATACTTTGTTAGTAATTCCCAACCTCCAGAATTTGTTGTTCGAACTTTAACAACTTCTCCAACTAGAACAGTTATATTGTTTAATTCTGCAAGAGTTGCAACAGAATGATCTACTGCGGTAAACTGTGTGTATCCAGTTGCAAACCAATCAGCGTAACTCCAAAAATTTCTAACATCATATGCCTGTGTTATGATACGTGACCATACTTGATTAATTCCGTCATATGAATATATACTCCAATTACCAGTTGCTTGACTATCGCTATGTACTAGTGCCGAGTAATCTCTAATTAAACAACTTGTAGAATCACTATATCCAGAACCACTATTAATAACAGTTGCTCCAGTTATTTCTCCTAAGGTGTTAATTGTTGCTTTAACTATTGCACCGCTACCCGTTCCAACTATTGAAATATAAGGAGCAATTAAATAGCCTTTACCGGGAGTGGTAATTGTCACACCGACAATTTTTCCATCTACAATCACAGGAACAGCCGATGCTCTTGAATAAGTTACAACATTTGCAAATCTTAATTCAGCATCTGTATCAAATACAACGTCATACAGACCAGTATTAATATTTGGTTCAGGATCAAATGATTGCAAGCTACTAATATCACAATTGCTAACAATTTGTTGAGCTATCATGATGTTGTTAGCATATTCAATATACTGTTTAAGAGCTTCAAATCGATTAACAAACATGCCCTGGCGTGGTCTGTTTTCAATACCATATTTTAATTTAATTGGTAGTGCAGGATCAGGAACTAATCTGCCAGCAGTATCACGCCCGCATAGACTGTCAAACAATTTCTTTTCAATAACACTAGGAATATTAACAGCTGGGTCATTGCTAATCATTTTCCATTGATTATGAATGTTTTGATCAATTTTATCAACTAGCCAATACTCTACACTTAATACTACGTTGACATCACTAAGATACTGTTTAGCATTAATCAAACTAAAAGAATTTAGTCCCGTTAATGCTAGGAATGTGTAACCTTGGCCTCTTGGATTGCCAATTAATGTAGCAACATTTGATGCAGACATGTTTCTGCCTGAAACATTTGGCGTTATTTTTTTGTTCTTTACCCAATAGAAATATGTAATTTTAAATTTTTTACTTACATTATCATATACTTGTCTAGTAGAATAAGAATTATCGCCGTACAACGATTTTCCACTAACTCCGGCAGCTACTCCAGGTCCGGTATCAGCTATTTTATCCCAAGCTGAAGGTAGGAGAGGAGTTTGTACCCACTCATAAATATCAATTGTTGATCCAACTACTAAAGAATTCCATGTAGAATTTCTATAAACTACATCATCTGAATAACTGTCAATAAATTTAGCGGTTCTTAAATCCCACCACAACATGCCTACTTGATCTTTTGACCAAGCTGAGCTTGTGTCTACGTTGACCGTGGCATCGCCGACAGTATACACTGCTGGATCGTAGAATGTTTTAAATTTGATTTCTTCATCAGCAGGCCCTGGAATTTTTCCTTGGGCTTGATCGACTACATCTAGGTATGTTATCAGCTGATTAGTGCTTCTATTATACAAGAAAGCCTTTTTAACTTTACTAACATCAGGTTTTAAAATTTCTTGTTTATAAGTCTGCCAAGAATACTCATTTGGCATTTTACCGTAATAGTACACTCTACCAGAAACATACGATGTTCCTTGATTATCATAATCTAATGCATTAGGTGCGCTAACAAATACATGGTTGTCTCCGACTGCAAATCCAGCACCGTATCCATCTAACGCTTGATTCGTTGTAGTTAAACTTTCGCTAAACACCCACTTAGTAGAGTAATTATCATAGATATCAATTCTACCACTGTTAATATTTTTAGTTGAAAACGTTGTTGAATTTTTATCAAACGTAGTAACACCATTTGTATTAAATGTCATAAACGTTTCAGTGTCGCCATACAGACTATAAACTACTATAGTCTTATAATTATTCATAAATGCAACTTTATTTCCAAATCGACCATTTGTTTCAGGTTGGTGATCTACTAATGTTTGATACGGAGTTGAACCATAATTTGTTCCATTAAATTTATAAATGTAAACGTTACCAAGTTGTGGAACTAACGGAGCACTAGCACTGTCGTCTGATATAATTAGATAAGTACCATCATCGGACAGATCAACACTTATTCCAAAGTCTACATTAGAACCGCTGATTAGTTGCTGTGTGCCAGCTTGTCCGTTAAGAGAATTGAATAGTACTGTTACTGTTCCAGCAACTGTTCCACCTGCGGCAGCTATTACTAATACAGCATTATTATCACTAATGGTAATACTACTTCCAAAGTTACTACCGGCAACTGTGCCAGTTATCGGTAGCACCGGCTGATATCGCCAGCCTATCGAAATAAAGTTCAATGCGCCACTTGGCTCAGAATTAGGACTACCTGTTAAAACTAATGTTGTTGTATTAAGAACTGCTTCAACTTGTTGATTACCTGTGAAGCCAATACCTTGTACATACATTCCAGGTCTGATACCAACGGTTGAACTTACAACAATTGTACTGATGCCACTTCCGACTGGATTATATCCAGTTGTAGCTTCTAAAAATTCTGTATAGACCAAACCATAAACTGCACCAGTATTGTTATTATTTCCAATTGCACCGATGAACAAATTATTAGTTCCAAAGGTAATTGTTGATCCAAATTGTTCATTTGCTGAAATCTCTGGGCTAATAATTGTGTCAACTAGTGTGTAGATATTATTTGTATCTTTAGAATATAAAGAAACTACTCCGTGCTGTGCAGGGCCAACTTGAGGGCTAACTGTAGACCATGATGCTGAACCAGATGATGGAGGAGTTGGTGCTACCTGTGTAGCAGTCATTGTACCTGTAGATGTTGTTAACAACGCAAAATTATTGCCATTGTAAGTATCTGTAATTGTAAATGTGGTGCTGCCAGATATACGCAAGACATAATATGCCTGTGTTGGAATTATTCCGCCAAATGTTGTGCCGACTGCAAAGGTTAATCGACGTCCAACTTGTAGGTTAGCTGTAGATGTAGTAGTTAATTCTCCAGTCAATCCGTTGATTGCTGTAATTGTTATTGTAGTTTGTCCGTAAGTTTGTTGTATTGCTTGATACAACACATCGTTATAGGTAACTAAAGTGTTTAATGGATAAGAGTCGTATTTGCTCCAACTACCTGTTTGAGATACTGGAATATAAGGAATTCTTTCCCAATTAACGCTTCCAATAGGATTATCAGATGTTGTAGAAATTGCTTGATAGTATTGTATATTTCCGTCGGACAGCGGATCTATAGAAACAATTAAACCAGTACCATATACTGTACCAGTTGCCCATACTCCGACAAAATTGTGAGAAGCATACCCAGCAAGCGGACTGCCAGTTGCCATGTATGATCCATCAGGTGAGAACGCAATTACTCTAGCAATATTACTAATTAAATTTAAATTGTTATGAGCAATAAACGGAGGCTGAATTGCTTGTCGTTGTATCCAAGGAGTTGCAACAGACGCCTTATCATACGTAATAACTTCGCCAATTGCTGTTCCAACCGCAGATATATTACCTGCTTTATTCATAGCAACAGTTAATCCATATTCTAGATTATTTTGAGGATCGTAGTTATTAATAAAAGACTGCGTATATATAGGATTGTATTTCCAGACAGCCCACTTATTATCGGCATTTTTATCAGTCCATATTAGCTCATTGTCGTTAATTACTTTAGGTAATATTGAATCTATTGCATCTATTGAACTTGCACGTTGTGACACCAATGCATATACTACTAAGTTAGCTGACTGTGTAAACTGGCCAGGAAACCCAGTAATGGTTGCAGATATTGTAAACGAATTCAATGTAACTGATTGTATCTGATAAAAACCTTGTAGTAATGCCACTTGTGCTAATCCTACATATGATCCAGCTTGCAAATTAACTAAATTTTGTGTAGTAATTGTTAGAATTTTTGTAGTAGCATTATAAGAAACTGATTGAACAACCATATTGATATCAGTATATCTATAAACATTCCAATTATTTTTTTCAAATGTAACCCAGACGTATGCACCGTTATTAAATTTTGTAATGTCTTGAGAAGTAATATCAGACAACGATTTTAAAGTTAAAAATACATCAGCCGTGTCAACATAACCTGCATCTCGCAAATAAGGATTATATTTAGATAGTACCGGCCAGGGTTGAGAGTTGTATCCTAATGGTTTTAAATATACATCATTAGGTGTTTGTTGATTGATAAAGACATTTAATGTCGAGTCGTGTTGAGGTAATAGCAAATATCCTTGAGGATTATTTCTAAATAATTTTTCATCTAGTACAAATTCTATATTTTCAAAAGAATTACTAGCACCGTATTGCCCAACTCGTAACGCCCACTCTTCATAGAACACTAAACTTTCTTTATTTTTGGAACTTAATACGTCAAATAATTTATTAAGAACATTTTGTGTTCCTTTTTCACGAATCATACCTTGATAAAATTTATATTCACTAACATCATCTTGAATAATATTATCTAAGTATTGTCTCTTTTGATAGCCGATTAGATGTTGAGCTACTTTTTGTTGTGAGGTATCAAAATTATCGTCATCTAAACTATAGAAATCAGTAAACTGAGTTGCTATATTTGTCCAGTTAGGTAATAGTCGAGGAGTTGGTTTTTCAGTAAGTTTTACCCAATCGCCTGCATTAAAAGTTAATGATCCAGCTACAAAAGATAATGCACTGTAATAAAAACTTTGATGGCTAACTGTGTCACCTAGTGCATAGTCCTTCCATGGCTCCCATTCTTGTATTATTGCCTGGTCATAGATAAATCCAGGAATATCTAAACCGCCATACCAGCCAGAGGTGATGTATCCAGAAAGTTTAATTCGTTCTTGTCTGTAACCAGTTTCAGGATTATATATTGTATCATTAAAAATAGTAGTATTATTTAGAATAACTAAATGTTCTATTTGAACTAGATAAAAGCTAGCACAATATATCCCGTCTGTTGTTTTAGTATTGTAACTTACTAAATTGTTTTCTCTATAACTATCTAAAAATATTGAACTTAACGGAGTCCCGTCTACTTTAAAAATTTCATAGTTATTAAATTGATCATTAATATCTTGAACTACAGTTAACGGTGCATTAAATGTTAATTTAGATGCGGCTGGGCTCAAACTAATTACTGAACTGCCAATGTCACTTAGCCCGTCTAATTTGTTATACAATGTAGTATCAAATATCGAAGAAGCAGGAATATTAACTACTGCACTATAATAATCACCGTTATATCGAACTATATTACCATATGGCACATTAATATTTGGTGTCCAATCTTGCCACTTAGACGTGCTTGCGCTCCAGTTTTGTGTGGTCCAGAATAAAAATTCTTTTGAACTAGATTCCCAATTGGTAACTGTTCCTAGGTTCTTATTATAATCGTCAAATATGAACCCTTGATCTTTTAACCATTCACCGTAACCTAGTAAGAAATCTACAACATCTTGTACAGATAAAAATAGTGTACCATAAGGAACAACTACTGAAGTTGTACGGTCCCACTCGCTTCTCAAGGCAGCGTTGGCACCGCCAATGATTGGAATATCTGGTAATACTTGATAATACGATTGAATAAAAGTATCAGTTGCTGTGTGTGTTGTTTGAACACGATAATAAGCATTATTATATTTTACAACTGACCCAGCACCGTATTGTTGAAAAGGTGTCCAGCTAACATATGTTTCTGATATTCCGCCAACATTAATTTTTGCACCAGTTTTTGTATAGTTGTAGTACTTAAAATAAGGTTGAGTAATACTGTAACCCTTCACTTGATACCCGGTGCTTAATTTTGTAATAATTACACCACTATATGTAATCTTGCGAACTGTGCTAGAAGTGTTTAAAACAATATTATAATCTTCAGTTGGCACAAATACACTTCCAGCTGACAGCGGAGTTTTAGAATCTAGTAATAGATTAAATTGATCTTTGTTAGTGAATGATCCTACACGATATGACAATCGCGGAACCATTGTAGTCAATTCAGTTTGATATGTATTATACGATTTGATATTATTACTAAAAGTAAAATGTAAAATATAATCAATTATATAATTTATAATTCCAGCAGTCTGTACTCGAGTACTACTAGAATAAATGCTCGGTAACACAACATCAGCAGGACGGATTCTTAAACCTGTGTCTGCGTTTATTAATTGTCCAGCTAGGTTACGAACAATACGGGATCTATCTAGTAACACTCCGAATGTTTGAGATGGTGTTAATAGCATTGATGCAACTAATACACTAAATGGATAATAACTACTGCGGCGCCAAGCGGCTTCTACAGGGCTAACATCGCCAAATACAAAATTATTGTCAGTTGATACTGTAAAGATTCCCGATGCTAGTCCAGATATTGCAGGACTAACAATATTTCCAGATTCGTCAACTGGGATATGTTGCATTAAAAATGGTTTAGCATACTGCGGTAGATAAACTGGAGGTACTCCTGGTTCTCTAACCATGCCATCATTAATGTCTTGCCACATAGGCAAGTTGTCGCTAGTATAAGGTGCTAGGCCATACAATGATGTCCACCAAGTTGGCTCAATACTAAAACCTAACATTTCCCAAGGGCACAAATTAGGTCTATCAGTATCTAACATCCATCTGTAAATGCCTCTCCAATATCCTGGAACATTACTACCATTAGGGGAGCTATGCCCAGTGTAGTTATATGTAAAAGAATTACTTCGATCGTAACTTAACGGCTTAGTAAAATCTACTCCTACTAAACCAGTCCATTTATAAAAATTTGGAGCTAATACTTGATTAAATTCGTCAACACTATACGAATTAGTTCTATTGTAGCTAGGAATAATTGTAGCTAAATCAAAAATACTAGTATCATAATTGACTTTAATATTATTAAAAATTCTTTTTTCAAATTCTAAAAGTATACCATCACGGAAATCAGATGTGCTATTAGCACCGTAAGTACCATATGCTAATATTTGACTGCCGTCATGTCCTTGTATCATCCATCGCGGAGTTACAAACGAAGTATCTAAGTATAATTTAGGTTCATATTTAGGCCAGAATCCTAACTTAGTAGGAGTTTCGGGAATGAAACACCCATCAGTACTTTCATATTCATATGTTGTAATTACATCACCGTTTGCCAATGTTGCAGACACATTTATAAAATTCTGGTCAACAAATGTATAATCACGTCCATGTATTAGTTGTGTACCGTTTAAGTAAACGCCTACTGCTTTAGATGATAGCTCAGTTAGATTGAAACTATTTGTTAATGGATATAATTTTATTCTGTAATCTACTACATTTAAATTTGTAGCTAAACTTGCGCCGTATGGCACCATATCACTAAAGTAATAAGGATGTGTAGTTGGAGTATCTTTATTGATCTGTTGGATTATAAGATTTACTAATGTTCTTGAATCTGCTTCAACACCAAGAGATTCAGCAACTGCAATTAAATTTCGTTTATAGTTATTATATTCATCTCTTGCAAGTTCTAATGCGTGAACAATATTATTCTGTGGCGAAGTAACATGGTACAACGAAAGACTTGCTGGACCGCTATGTTGAACAAACTTAGTGCCAAATGCTGATAAGTTTCCTAAATCTCGTAAATTGCTTTCGCCTGGGAATGATCCAACAAATATTGTTCCTAAATTGTCAACAATAGAATTAACATGATCAATTACTTCACCTAAAGTGAATTCAACTATTTGATTGTTTAATGGATTATTTTGTAAGTTGATCGGAATCTCATAGTATCCATTAGCATTAATAGATTGATTTGCATAGGCTTTGATTGTCAATACATCAGTCAGCAGAATATCTGTTGTTAGAACAATCTGTTTAAAACTAGGAGTATCAACAATTGACCAATTTGGCCAGTCTAGTCGCTTGCCGTTAACAAACACTCTTACTACTAGATCATTTAAATTACTAATATCATCAAATATATCTAAATTAAAATTATTTGTTTTATTAGAATTTTTATATATTCTAATAGCGGCTTGCACTGTATCAACTACAGATTTTTTCCAGCCATTTTCGTATACAACATTACCAGCATAATCTTGTGTAACAAGATACCCAACATTTATACCTTGATCAATAACCGCAGTAGTTTTTTTATATTGAAAAATATCTGTAGCTAGATTAAAATTAAAAACAATGTCACCAATGTTGCTTACATTTTTGTATGATAATGCAAATCCTAAATTAGAGTCGGCAATGCCAGTTCCAATTTTGTATGAAAAAATTTGTGTTCCTATAAATGTTGAACCATTATATACACTGGTATCACCAAAACTAATTTTATTAGAATCAACAATATCAAATAATGGCGGCTGATTTACAGTTGTTTTCTTTTGTGCTAACTTCCATGCTGTTCCATTATACCAGTAACTCTGACCTTGGTTAGATTTGCCTTGTCTTACTAAGACTACATGATTTAATGACGGTGTTTCAATTTCAACTAAATGAATTTGCTTAAGACCATTGATATGTTGTATGTCAATAAATTCTACTTGGTAAATTTTATTCTTAACAAGAATATCAGTGTCGGCAGTAAACAGTATCTTATGTCCTGTTTGTAAAGCTACTGAGTCAATATTATATCCAAATGAACCTTCAATTGTTGAGAACACATCAGTTGTAAAGTTATCAATCAGGTCAATGTCATCTATAGCTGTTGTACCATAGTTGAATAATTTTAAATCAGCATTGAATTCAATAATTGGACGAATTGCTCTGTATTTTTGATCTAAGCTGGCTATTGAATTGTTAAACAATGCGCTGGCATTTATAACATCTTTATGGAACCAACGATTATATCGACTCCATGGATTGTAATCTCGAGAAGCTCGGCTGATTACAATATAATCTAAGCTATCTGCAAATCCGCTAGCATTGTCAAATGGCTCTGTATCAAACGAATCAGAATCAAATAAAATGTCAGTTACAGTAGTATAAGGACTTGTAATTTCTAAGATTGACTCAGGAATTAGTTTAATAGAAATTCCAACACCGTCAACATAAAATTGTCCAGATGCATAAGTTGCAGGAGTAACATTACCACCAAAGGCAATTTTCATTCCGTTACTTAACTCTATGCCATTAGCTAGTTTATACTGTTTTTTTCCAAGGATTTCATTTTCAACATCAATGAATGTGTCTTCAAGGATGTTGTAGATTTCAATTGCTCCGCCAAGATTTAAATCACTTTCACTTTGATAGTACAACAAGCTAGGTGCATCTAATGGGATAGTAAAAGTTATTGTTCCGTTTGTAACAGCACTTCCGCTTAGTGTTGCAGTTTCGTATCTATCTGCAATGCCTAAACTTCTAGCTGTTTTAAAACTAAAAGGATTACCTGGACTAGTAATTTCAAATGTGTATGTCTGTCCTCTAAATAATCTTAATACAGGGTTTCGAGTAAATCCGTTAGGCGTGAATAGATATTCGTTATTGTTTAATTCCGACTCAAGTGTTACTGTATATGTACTTTCTATAGCAAGTTGCTGTCCATAAATTTTAATTAACTCTGGACCGTACGGTAACCAATAGTAATTTTGAAAGTTAACAAACTTGTCCCAATCAATATGTGGATCCCAAGAATAGAATTCTTGTGCATTTAGTCTTGCATGATTACTAGTATTAGCGCCAAATACATTTAATTGATTAATATAGTCAATATAATCTTTAAAATAAGTTACGTTACCAATAGAATCCGTTACTGTTAAAGAAGGCTCTAATTGATAATTTTGTCTTGCGGCGTCAGATGCCTTGACGAATATGTCAGTGCCTGTTGACGATTTAGCATTTTCTCGACCGATATACCCGTTAACTTTTTTAATTGCACCAGGTTGATATAATTGATCAAGTGTAGCTTGAAGGAATTTTTTATTAGCTTCTGTTCTATAAAACTGTGGAAGTAAATTTAAACTAAGACCAGAACTATTACCGTTAGGGTTAACACTATCAACCATTTGTTACTCCAAAGTTTGCACTTGTAACATTCTGTGATGTTACTAAAGACGTTAGTGCGTTGCCAGATACTGTTTTTAAGTTTGCTGATGTAAACCCAGATACAACTACAATAGTATCTGATGTTGCGCAACTTAAGAATATTTGATTGCTAGGACATTTAATTTCAAATAATGCTCCAAAATATAAATCACCTTGTTTTGGAATAATTACAAAATTTGTAATATCAGGTGCAAGCTGGTTCATTACATATGTTGATAATTCTGTAAAATAGAATGTATCTCCAAAATTCCAGTTATCCAACGCAAAGAATGTATTAATTGCAGATAATATTCTTGCTTTAATATCATTATCTGATGCTGTTGAACTGGTGTTTTTAATAACACTAAATGTTGCTTGTAAATTGTTAGGAGCCTGAGGACCAAATAACAACTGATAGCTCACTGGATGATATATTATTTCATCTGATATTGCTTTAATAGGATCAAGATTAGAACTTAATAGACTATGTAATTCAGACGAGCTAGGAGGAAGTGGTTCGCTAATATTTGCACCACTTAGCCATTGTCTATATCTGTTATTATAATCATTAGTTAATACATACACATCCATGATGTTACTAGATCCGGGATCAATTCTTGAATCATAGTCTGCACTATGAGTGTATTGGAATTTTAATTTATCTCGACCGATATAAACTTTATAATCTAAACTTATGTTTAAAGTAGAAGTTGATGCATCTAATTTCTTCACTACATCTGTATCTACAAAATAAAAATATTGTCCGTCAGTGTACTGTGTTAAAAATCCAACTTGATTCTCAGATGGTAATATCAACACAACATTTGCCGTGTTGCTAACGTACTTATAGTCTTCCTGCCCTTGACTGATCAAATAACGTTGTTGAATAATATAATTCAATTTATTAATTGTAAGAGTTGTATTAACTAGTGTAGCAGTTGTTGGATTGTTTATTGTTAAAGACACTCCAGGGGTAACTGCTGTAATAATTGTATTAGGAGCAATACCTGCGCCAATAATAGATGCTCCAACCATACTGCTTACGGCTAATAGCGAACTAATTGCTGTTGTGTTAATTGCCGCTGAGCCAGCAATGTTAGATGTTGTAACAATGTCAAGGAACAACTGAGGATTATCAACTACTCCATTATTATCACTATCAGTGAAAGTAACTACAATTTTTTTAGGGTCAACATATCCATCTAATCCGCTAAAAGATGATATTACTTCCCATGGTAAACTACTGGTAAAGGGCAACGATCCAAGCGGTTGAGTGTTAATGTTTAATACATTAATCGAGTCTTTAACAATTGAAGTCGATACAATATCATAAATTTTTTGATCAGAGTCAAAATAGAAATTAAGCTGGCTATCACTTTCAAATATGTATCTCAACAACCGTGTTGTAATTGTATAGAATTCGTTGTTAGTAGTAAACAACATAAACCAACTAGCATCTTGTTGTAGGTTTGATGTACTACCTTGATTTGCTAGACTAAAAATTGTAGTTGTATTAAGATTTGCTTCAAAAATAATTTGCCATGATTGTGTAGAAGCATCATATCGTAATCCAAATGGTTGGTTGGCGAATATTAAATCAATCATTGTTGTTATAACTGTTGAATCAATTGTTCGTGTTAGCTTTGGAATTATTTGAGAAATGATCGCTGAACTTGGAACTGGGATATTTAAAGCTATTGGTCCGTTTCCAGATGATAACACCCCAGTACCTGAAGCGGTGCCGTCTTGTGCAATTGAAACTGCTTCAGCCCAAATATAGTAACTTGAACCATTTGATATTGGTATTCCAGCAACTAGCGTATTAAGATTATTATTATCAAAATAATATCCAGCCGGTGCTGTGAATTTAATTAAAGATCCTAATGTAACATATTGTAAATCTGTTGCGGTATATGATCCAGTTTTATAAATCACACGACCTGTTGAATCTCCAATATAACCAGTTGATGCATTGCTATCAGTTGTTACATTATGCCAAATTAAATTTACAGCAGTATTAATATTGTTTGTAAAATTTGTATAATAGAAATTTCTTAAATCTGGAGAATTTAATACATCATAAATTGTATTAACAATAACACTTTCAATGTCCGACTGTGTAGTGTATGAAAAATTAATTAATGATGTGTACGGATTTTGATATATGACACCGTCATCTGCAAACAAGTTAGTACTACTGTATTTTCCAGTAGGATCTACTAAATCAAAATAGCGGCTAATGCCACTACTAGATCTGTTAACTGATTTTATTTTTGCAATTTTTTGTGTAGCAGATAGCGGACTAATATTATAGTCTTCACCAGTAATCATACGATTTTGTGTATAGTATGTTGCTGGAGCATTTGCTTTTATACTAGCATTTGTTTCTGTTTGCGTAGCATTGCTAACAGTACTAGGAAGTCCTAGAGAAATTGTTAAAGTCTCTGCTTGATTTCTTGCAGATATATAAGGTATATTAATTGTTACATTTAATATATCAGATGGGTTAATAGTGTATGATAGATTATTACTGGTTCTGTAATAACTTCTAAAAGTGCCTAACGGTAAATTTCCAAACGTACCATCGCTAAATGATAAACTAACTGCATCGCCTGCTCTAGTTATTACGCTGTAAATGTTTTTAATTTTATTAGACAAGCTATTGTAAATAATATTGTTGCCAGTTAAATTAGGAACTTTAGTCCATAATTCTGATTCTAAGCCGGTTGAATCTAACTTGTATAACCATACATCTGTATTATTAATATTTTGTGTATTAATGTTTATAATTTCGTTTGTACTAGGTTGAGTAATTGAAAATACACCTTGCTGTAATGTACCTTGTGTGAAATTAAAGAAAAATCCAGTATTGCTACTGCCAGCACCATAGCCGTCATCTGTGTATACACATGCTAGATGATTACCAACTTTAGGCGGTTCTTCGTATATAAAGGTTTGTCCGTTAAACGTTGTACTGGTAATTTCAAAAGCCATTGAACGACCAGCAACAGTTTTGGTAAAACTGTACAATGGAATATCTGTATTAGAAGCGTTGAATCTATACTGCGCAGAATTAATACCATAGATTGTTGCAGAATCGACTGGGTTACCAAATTGTTGAGTTTGCGGTAAGGCCGCATTGATTATTTTGATAAACTGATCGTACCAGTTAACATTACTTGGATCATTCCAAGTAATTACTTGTCCAGATAAATTTCTGCCGTTGCTGTCAATAACATTTTCAGTAGTTTTAATAGTACTAAATTTTAGCAATCCTCTAGCGGCTACGTTTCTACTAGCATTATAGCTAATTAATCGTGCTAGGCGTAAGATGCTATCGCGGCGTTCTGCTAGTTCTAAAAAGTTTTCACGTGCATTTAAATCAACACGGAAGGCAATACTTTGTCCAACATATGCAATAAGGTCAATAAGAGCAAGATATTCGCTAGATTCAATATAATCGTTAAAATCTTCAGGAAAATTTGTACGGATATATTCGATCATAGATCTGCGTAAGTTTTCAAAGTCGTAACTTTGAAAGTCAGCATTTTTAAAGGACTGATAAATCTTTGTCCAGTCTTGGCTTATGAGCAGGTTATTTTGACGATCTGTTGAACTCATGTTTTATCCTAATAAGTGTATTTATTGAATAAAATTATATGCGTAGTTAATCATGCGATTGATAATCCAGAGGCTTGATCAAACTGTAATTTTAAATTTTGAGAGATGTTATATGGTAGGTATTTCAGTGTACATTCAATCTGTATACCCTTGTCGTAGCTAGTTACAACAACGTTTTCAGCTTGAATCCTAGGATCATAATTGACAATTTCATTGACATTTTGTAGTATTAAATCTTTTACTTGCTCTGTCATAGGTTCAAATATTAAGTCCCAGATAATTGTACCAAAGGTAGGATTCATCAATCGTTCACCCTGGCGAACATAAAAGTGATTTAGTAAATCTTGTTTAATTAATTCAAAGTCGTATAATGTAAAATTTTGTGTAGTCGTGTTAACTGTGCTAAATCCTCGATACATTTGAGGAGTAGTTGCTGTTATAGTAGTACGAGCTTGTAAATTAATATTTTCGTAAAGATTATTGGCCATTGTCTGTTCCTTTTACCTTGTTAAAGGGATCTGTTGATGTTGTATATTTTTTGTAAAAATCAGGTGTTGCAATTGCACTACCGCTTTCTCGATCCGTTTGATCAGGTTTAAATTTTGTAGCGTCTAAATTTTCATGATGCGGGTAAGGTTCTGTTGTAGGTACTCGTAGCATAATACTAGTAATAGTAGTGCCATCAGTTTCTGTTGGATTATCAAAAGTGCTCAGTGCTGTTGGGGCTGTTGCCGCTGATGCTGATCCTGCTGAGGCTGCGGCTGGCCCATTAAGATTAATATTGCCACCGGAAATATTAGTACTAGACGCTCCTATTTCCATCGTGCCGCCTGATGTTAATTTGTTTGTACCGCTAGTATTAAGGTCAAATCCGCCGCTTACTGTTATATTAGTTTGTCCGCCTACTGTAGCATCCCAGGTTGCTCCAAACGACTGTTTATGAGCTCCGCTAATTGTTTCATCTTGTGTACCGCTTACTTGAATAGCGACTTTACCATCTACAATAGTAATTTTATCACCACCAACTTCTGTTTGATGTCGTTCTTTAACTTTTAAATTAAAATTACGCCCTGCCTCAAAATTAATGTCACGATCAGCATAAAAATTTAAATCGTTGCCAGTATGTACGCTTATGCTGTCTGTAGCAAAGATGTCAATTTTTCCATCACTGGTCATTTCAATCCAGCTTGTTCCTCGGCTGTTTGTAATGTATATTAGATCTTCACTGTTATGCATTACAATCTGATGTCCAGTTCTAGTACGAATCCTAAATAGTTCGTTATGCGGTATTGTTACATCACCATCAGTTTCACCTTGTGATGCGGCAGCATAATCAGGAGGACCATCTTTAGGTTTAGTCTTACGTAAGAATTTATCGTCACCGTCGTCCATGACAAATGTAGTTCCGCCTAATCTACTAGCAGGATAGTTAGGCACTGCATTTTGATCAGTACCAACTTTACCAGTAGGTGCACCATCTTGCTTGTCTAATGGCCCAGGTGTGCTAATACCAAATACCATGCTAGGAACTTCTCTTCTAGCACTGCTGGTAGTTATACCTCTAATATCATCTTCAATTAGACCTTGGTTTTGTAACGCAGTAGTTAACGGATGTTGTGGTTTTTTAATTTGAGTTACATCTGCATCAGTATCGTGTACTTTATTGTTGTATTCTGCAACAGGTGCTCTTAATGGGTCACCTGTTAAGCTAGTTGTTCCGCCTTCTACATTATTTTCAGTAGCGGCGATACCAGGTAACATAAAATCCATATTTTCATCTAATACGCTTCCCATCCAATAACCACGTTTAGGATCTCCGTCAATAAAAAATATTACAACTGTAGTTCCTACATCAGGTGGAATCATCCACATTCCGTAACTTTTTTGTGTGTTATTATAGTCGTCAGGATCTTTATTAACAAACTCAGCTTTAGTGACTCCATAAAATGGACTCATATATTTTACTTGGTGCAACTCACCTTCACTGGCTGTGCCGCCACTAGGTCTTAAAATTTCTACTTGTAATACACCCATGTAGGTAGGATCAAGATGGCTTACTATTCTTGCTAAGAACGGACCTGGACGTGGGTCACTATCCCCTGACGAAATATGATTTAAATTTTTATTTGCCATGTTAGTTGTCCTCAGAGTCAGCCGATGGGTCTGGTTGACTTCTACGTGTTGAGAACATTTGATCCGGAGTCGCTTCTTCTAGGCCTTCGAAGTATGGTCGTCTAAAACCTTTTAATTGCTGTTTAAAGACGCCACCTTTGAACGTACTAATTACTTGGTTAACACAGTACAGTCCTGTAAACTGAATAACTGGTGCGCTTTTACTTGACCCACCAAAATTGTATAACCCAGTCGTTTGATTTAAATCTATAGGAGTTCTAAAGTTAACCTTAATGTCAACTTCCCCGTCTTGATAATTCACTGATCCGTCTGTGTTTAAATTAGTAGTGGCTGCTTCGCTAGTATAATTGCCCTGACCGCTTTGCGCAATAAAATAAGGGTCGCCTATAATTTCCATATCAAGGTCAATCATATCAGTACTAGATTGAAGTGCATCCTGGAATAAACGTGCCGCACGTTGAGCAATACCTTCTTCACCACCGCCACCTTTTCTATCTGAGCCAGTCATTGTTCCTATGTATTTTACAATTGTAGGTAACACTCCTAATTCAGTTGATGGCGGATTTCCCGGCGGCATAGGTTGTATTGGTGTTGCTTGCGGTGTAGAGTCTCCGCCTTCAGCATCTGCTTCTACAGCATCTTGTGTTCTTGTTAATCCATCAGATCCCATAATTTGAGTAAATCCGTTATTAACTTTAATTTCAAATCGAAGAATATCAACATTCTTACCAGTATAGATATAGTTGTAATGTTTAACTGCTTGCGCTTCTAATTCTCCGCCTTCGCCTAGACCAGGAGCTTTAGTATTTGGAGGAACTAATCTACTGCTATGTACTTTATATGGAATTACTCGGTATACAATTATTTTAGGTTTAGTTCCAGTAACTGCCATGTTTTCACTAGATGGATTATTATACACCTGTGTATCAATTCTCCACCAACCTCTATACCCTTCAGGTGTTATTAAGGAACTGTCTAATGCATCTTTAACAAAGTCACTTTGTAACAATACTTGATTTATAGCGTTAGGGATATTTGTATCTTGACTAAACTTCATTTCTGTTTGTGTACTATCAATTGTTAAATTGCCCTGAACAAATGTTTTACTTTTAGGATCGTACACTGCATCATTCTTACCAGTTTGTGGATCACCTTTTCTTTTATCTTCAGCAATTAATGTTGCGGCGCCAAGAGCATTCACATCATCAGAACTTTGAATTAACGTTCCATTAATAGAACTTCTTGATAATCCTAATACATCTTCAACACCGCCACTTGACGACGAGCTAGGATCTTCTGTTGCGCCGGCATCCTGGCTACTACTGTTATCTGGAGTAAAAATTGCACTACTTGACGATGCAGGATCAGTTGGAAAAATAATAACATATTCGTCAGCAACTGGCACAATTCCTTTTTCTACTAGTAATTGTGCTCTTTGATTAATTACTGCTTGCAAACTTTTTTCGCCAGTTTGTAAAATTTCTTGTACAGTTGATCCCACTGTTGAATGATCTGACTGTAAGTTTGCTACAGCATCTCCTAGTGCATATTGGTTGCAAGGTTGCGCTGTACAGCTATATACTGCACCTTTTTCATTAACTACCATGTTCATATCATTAAAATTAAATGGTATGTGTCTAGTAGTGCCGGAGATATTTTTTATTTGTCCTGTTTCAGTGTTGCCTCTAAACTCTATAGTAAGCAGAAATGGAGCTTCACGCCAATTATCATGTCCTAATTCTTGTGCAAGCTGTTGACAGGCGATTATAAACAGGCCCATACTATACGGTTCAATAATTGTAAAAGTTAATCCAGTAACGTTAGTATTACCCGAACCTTGTTCAAATCCTATTAAACTATCTAGTGTTAAATCGTCAATATAAAAATCAAATTTTCCATAGGGTGTATTAACTCTATTGCTAGGATCAGCATTTGCCGATTTACATATTAATGGAATACGCTTTCCAATCATATATGTAGTGTCAGGTTTCATTAGGTCGTCATCTGTTAAACAACCGATACTTAAAACATAAGTGTAGCTGGCATATGCAAACAACGGATTTGGCAATGGTAACTTAACTCCGCTAGGTAACCCTTTAAATAAAGAACTTAGACCGCCCAATAGTCCAGACACTGCACTTGATATTGATGACAATGCTGAAGCTGGACCTGAAGATAATAAGCTCGAGGCACTAGATGCTACACTGCTAACAGCATTAGTTGCAGAGTCAATTGCTCCTGACAAATTATCAAAACTCATATTACAATCCTAATACTAATTTTAAACTACTACTTTTTGGAATATAAATTTGTACGCCTGGAACAAAATCTAAAATAGGATCTTGTAAGACATCTAAATTACGTTGTATAAAAACCCACCATAGATTAACTTCCCCATATAAGTCAGCCGCTAGTAAATCTGGTCTGTACGTATACTGAGGTTCAATAGTGTATAAAAAGTCGTCTACTTCAGCAGACACTGGTCGTATTTTTAGAATGTCAAGATGATCTTGTTTAGTCTTTGTGTTATACCACGGGCTTGTATTTGTGTAAGTTGCTTTCATTTTAAATATAACCAAATCCGTTGTTTAGATATCCACCAGTAACAAATCTATCTAGGCTAAAGTTTCTAGCACTATTTCTACTATAGACTGGTTGTAGTTTAAGTGTAAATGTACTCTTAGTCGGAACATGGGCAACACCACCACTAGTTGTACCGCCGAGACCAAACGTACCAGCAAGCGCGGCAACTTGTCCTACGCCTCCTGCAATACTACTTACCGTATCAGTAAGACCGCTAAGTCCAGGAATGACTCCGCCTAGTGTATCTGCAAGTCCACCAATACTAGATGCAACACCTTCAACTGAACCGGCTGCTGATCCAACTACATCAACACCAATATAATCACATTCGTTAGTTAACGATACGCTCATACTTTTTACTATAACCGGAACATTCTTAAACACATAATTTCCATAACCGTTTAAGAAAATAACAGGAGGTGGATTGCCTGCTTTAGGATCGTTGCCTGCAAACATTTTAGTCAAACTACGAAGATAATGTACCATTGCAATCCAATATAATCCTTGAGTAGGATCCTCAACATACATAGGCGCACTAATATTAATTTCGCCAGGATCACTATTTTGAAATGCTTGGAATGTATAATTACTGTGTATTGTATTAACTGGTTGATACTGTGCGCCGCTTGAAATATTGATTGTAGGAGTGTAAGGAAATATCAACCCGCCGGCATCTTTAAGAGGTGCTAGCACTGGACTTGTTCTAAAACTAGACCAATTAGCGAGGCTTAATCTGACACGCCAATCATTAGCATTAGCATCACCCCCAAAACTAGCTACTGCACTAACAATGTCTCCAACTGCTTCTCCAGCGGCTGGTAAATTGATGCTTCGGATTGCGCCTAATACACCACCGGCGTCATATCCAGAAGACAGCGCAGATGCCAAGTTTCCAGCAGTGCCGAATGCACGACCGGCGGAACCTATTAAATTAGATGTTGCGCCAATATTTGAAATTATGCTAGAACCACCGTCAAATAAACCCATATGAAACTCCCGTTTGGTATAATATTTAGTTGACTTTTTAAAGTGCGTAGTTTATAATAACTCATTAGAGGACTCTTAATCAATGGCTACAAAAGTAAATTACCTAAACAACAAGGATATGTTGTTAGAAATACATAGGAGCAAAACATCATATTGTAGCTTTACACAGCCAGAATTTCACCAATATGATTTAATATTACCTAGTGTTGATAAAATCAACATTCGCACTATTGCAGAAGCCAAACGTGCTCGGGCTAAAAGAATAGGTGATGCAGAATACCAACGGCGTAAAGCCGAGGGTGAAAAAGTCAAGCAAGCAGACTGCGAAGTAGACTATAAAAAAATAGAAAAAATAGATGTTGTATTCCGTATTATGACATTTGATCATATTCCATTGAACGGCATTAGAAAGAAAAATCCAAAGACTCTAGCAGATCACAGAGACAAAGTAAACTTTCCTCCTTTCCAACATTGGAAATTTAACGATGCAGATGAACTAATCTGCGTGGGTAAAAGCCACTGGAAGGGTGATTTAGAAAAAGGCCACTTTGATAAAGATGCAGGTCAAATTACTCCAACTCTAGCACGTATGATGTTAAAGTTATGCGAACGCTATGCAACACGTGGCAATGTCCGCGGGTACACTTATAATGACGAAATGAAAGGGCAGGCTATTTTACAACTAACACAAATAGGACTACAATTTGATGAATCGAAATCTGATAACCCTTTTGCTTATTTTACTGCCGCTGTTACTAACAGCTTTGTTAGAGTTATTAATATTGAAAAACGTAATCAAAATATCCGCGATGACATTTTAGAAATGAATGGTATGAATCCTAGTTATAGCCGTACTGGAGCAAGCGATCACGCTAACGCTCAAAAACGTTTTGACGAGAGTAGTGAATGACAAATTTGTTTAAAAAGGTGGCTTGCTTTACAGACATACACTTTGGTCTTAAAAGCAATAGCTCAACACACAATCAGGACTGTGAAGATTTTGTAGACTGGTATATTGCTAAAGCAAAGGAGGAAGGCTGTGATACAGGTATCTTTATGGGCGATTGGCATCATAACCGCAATAGCCTTAATATCACTACAATGGATTATAGCCTTAGGGCTTTGGAAAAGTTGGGTCAGGCGTTTGACAACTTCTATTTCTTTCCTGGTAATCATGATTTGTATTACAAAGATAAACGGGACATACACTCTGTGGAGTTTGGAAAGTATATACCTGGTATTACTGTGGTACATGAGCCTACTACTATTGGAGATGTCACTCTTTGTCCGTGGCTTGTAGGAGAAGAATGGCGAAACATAAGCAAGAAAGGTGGCAAGTATATCTTTGGTCACTTTGAATTGCCTAGCTTCTTTATGAACGCCATGGTACAGATGCCAGATCATGGAGAGATCCAATTAGATGCTTTCCACAGTTATGAACTAGGATTTAGCGGACACTTTCATAAGCGCCAGCAACAAAAGAACATGATCTATATTGGCAATGCATTTCCGCACAATTATGCAGATGCATGGGACGATGAACGTGGAATGATGATTCTAGAATGGGATGGAGAGCCAGTATATCATGCTTGGCCTAATCAACCTACGTTCCGTACAGTGACTTTAAGTAGACTAATCGATGAAGCTGATTCAATAATCTTGCCCAAGAGTCATTTACGTGTTACACTAGATATAGATATTAGCTATGAAGAAGCTAGCTTTATTAAAGAAAAGTTCATGGCGGACTACGATATCCGAGAACTAACTTTAATTGCAGAAAAGAAAGATGCTGAAATTAATACCAACATCGATATTCAAGCATTTGAAAGTGTAGATCAAATTGTCAGCAGTCAAATTATTAGTATCGACTCTGATCAATTTAACAAGAACACACTTTTAGCAATTTACAATAGCCTATGACCATTAAAATTAAAGAGTTAACCGTTAAAAACTTTATGAGTGTGGGTAATCAAACCCAGGCTGTAAACTTTGCGCAGGAAAATTTGACACTTGTACTAGGTGAGAATCTGGATCAAGGTGGGGACGATAGCGGTAGCCGTAACGGTACAGGTAAAACTACTATTGTAAACGCACTTAGTTTTGCCTTGTTTGGTAACGCACTTACTAACATTAAAAAAGATAATCTTATCAATAAGATTAACAATAAGAATATGTTAGTTACTCTAGCGTTTGAAAAGGACGGCACTGAATATCGAATTGAGCGGGGGCGCAAACCTGCTATAATGAAATTCTTTGTTAACGATCAAGAACAAGAAGGCGCAGAAACTGATGACAGTCAAGGAGATATGCGTGAAACGCAAAAGGACCTAGATGAGTTGTTAGGTATGAGCCACGACATGTTCAAGCATATTGTTGCTCTTAACACTTATACTGAACCGTTCTTATCAATGCGGGCTAATGACCAACGTGTTATTATCGAACAATTGTTAGGTATTACTCTGCTTTCTGAAAAAGCAGAAACTCTTAAAGAATTAGTTAAACAAACAAAAGATGCGGTAGTACAAGAAAGTGCTAAAATTGAAGCAACTAAAAAAGCCAACGAAGGCATACAAAAAAGTATTGACGCTCTAGTGGTTAGACAAAGTGCATGGAATAGTCAGCATCAGCAAGAAATAGAAAAAATTGGTCGCGCTATTATTGAATTAGAAAGCGTAGACATCGATGCCGAGCTTGCTAAACATGCTGACTTAAAAAGTTACTCTGAGAAATTAGCCAAGCTAAAAAGTTTAGAAAAGGAACGTGCTACGTTAGACAGCGCAACAGCGCAAGCGGAGCGTAGCGTAAAAAAGTACGCTAGCGAGCTTGCTAAACTGCAAGATCGAAAATGTCATGCTTGCGACCAAGAATTGCATGATCATAAACATGAAGAAATGACTGCTAACGCAACTCGGCATTTAGAAGAAGCCAATGTTTATCACGATAAAATTGTTGCAGACCTTGTTACCATCGTAGGTGAAATAGCCGCGGTCGGTGAGCTGACTCAACGTCCTAACACTTACTATGATACTGTTGAGCAAGCACTCAAGCATCAAAATAATCTTAAAACACTTGAAACACAGTTAGAAGTTAAGATAGGCGAAACTGATCCGTATCAAGATCAAATTGATGAGCTGAAGAATACTGCTATTCAAGAAATCACATGGGATTATGTTAATGATCTTAACAGTCTTAAAGAACATCAAGAGTTTTTACTCAAGCTATTGACCAGCAAGGATTCGTTTATTCGTAAGAAGATTATAGATCAAAACCTAGCGTATTTAAACAACAGACTAACATACTATCTTGACCGTATGGGCTTGCCGCATCAGGTCATGTTCCAGAATGATTTAACTGTCTTAATTACACAGCTAGGGCAAGACTTAGATTTTGATAATCTAAGCCGAGGCGAACGAAATAGACTAATCCTTAGTTTGTCATGGGCGTTCCGAGATGTATGGGAAAGTCTATATCAAAATATTAACTTGTTGTTTGTTGATGAACTTATTGACAACGGGTTAGATGCTGCCGGTGTTGAAGGTGCGCTAGCAGTACTTAAGAAGATGGCACGTGAACGCAAGAAAAATATTTTCTTAATCTCACACAAAGATGAATTAATTGGTCGTGTGAACAACGTATTAAAAGTTGTTAAGGAAAATGGTTACACTAGCTATGCTAATGATTTGGAAATAACCGAGTGAAAGAACAAGACGAAGATCTGCATGCAGAACTGATGAGATTACTTCGAGTGTATTTCGAAGAAAATCAACAGTGGATCAACACTGGCACTTATGCTAGCAGTATTCGTATTAGGCATTTATTATCAGACATACGTAATGTGTGTTCTGATAGACGTAAAGATATTAGGCTTTGGCAAATAGAAAAAAGACAGCAGTTAGATGAACGTAAAGTTCGTCGAGCCGCTCAAAAACAACAGGCTCAGGATCAAGATAACACTAACTAGTGTATGTCTTGGTACTACGAAAATCAATTAATAGAAGAATTGCCCGAAGATTGTGTTGGATTTGTTTATCTAATTACAAATACAATAAGCGGGCGTATGTACATAGGCAAAAAACTAGCTAAATTTTCTAAAACTACCTACAAAGTAGTCAAGTTAAAAAACGGCACTAAGAAAAAAAAGAAAATCCGTGGTAAAATTGACAGTGATTGGCGGACCTATTATGGGTCTTCGGACGAATTACTCAAGGATATTGCGCAGTTAGGTCAAGAAAACTTTCGTAGGGAAATACTATTTTACTGTAAATCCAAGGCAGAAACGTCATACATAGAGGCTCGTGAACAGTTTAGTCGTAAAGTATTAGAATCAAAAGACTATTATAACGGGCAGATTTCTGTTCGTGTTCATGGCTCACATATACTTAAATCATAATAAATCAGGCTCTTAAATCACCAAATAAGCCCGCACAGGCGTTGATATTGTGCCCTAAATCCGTTCTGATGTGTGACGGTAAGGTAGTTCTGCTTGGTGACAGAGTTGTAAATCACTATCCTTTACAGGACGACGATGGAATATACCTATAATCCGTTTGATTTGCAAGGAGAATACAAAGGGTAAAAGAGGGGTAGTGGCCCCACGTTTACTAGCATGTTAGCGTATGTTAGTAAGCCGCCGTCATATAAAGACAGCATGAGCAGGTACCGGATGACCGCCTGTGTTCTAGTGCTAACGCTAAGTGATGTTGTTCGACTCAGATAATGTCCAAAAATACTTTGCCCTGCCTGGGCAAAGTGTGACTGAACGATCTAGATAATATCTTAACGCTTCGCGTTTTATTATAATTAATAAAAAGAAACAATATGTGTTTGAGCTTTAGCGAAAAACACAGTTGAACGTAGTTCAACTTTAAATTGTGATAAATATCACATAGGATCTTAATATGAAAATCTATGAAATAATCTCTGAACAACAAACACAAGAAGGTCTAGCCGCTGATATATTAGGTGGTATTGGAAGTCTTGGGTTCAAAGCCGCTAAGGCATTCCACGGAGATGAACCACTGATTAAAAAAGGTGCCCAAGAGCTAGCAGACTTTGCTAAAACTCGAAATACTACAGTTGCCGCTGCCGCTAAAGATCTAGCTAAAAAAGATGCCGCTGAAATTGCGCATTATGCTGAGAAATATAAAGTTAGTCCCGAAGAAGCTGCCAAGGCTTTAAACAAACGTCCAGACCTTGCTGACAAAGTACTTGCTCAAGCTAAAACAGACAGTGGACTTAGAACCGTTGGACTAGGTAAACTAGTTGGCATGGGCAAATTGGAAATGATCAAAGAAGGTGGTAAGAAGTTAGCCAGCCTTGGATTTGATGCAGCCTATCTTTATGAATTATGGTCTCCAGCACTTGAGTATTATAATCATATGAAAGATGCTGAAGAATGGGTCAAAGCAGGAAAAATTCCTCCTGGATATGAACAGTTTAAAGATGTTACTGAATGGTACAATGCTTACCGTCAGCGTGAAATGCAAATCCTAATTGGTCGTGAAATATCAAACTTTGCAGTGGCTAAGATTGCTAAAATACCAGGAAATATTCTTGGTGGATTCTTTACTAAGATGGGTGCTGAAAAATTAGGAAAAGCAGTTTCAGGCCTAGGAAATCAACTAGTTGGTACAGTTGCATTAAGTATGTTTAACAATAGTGATGTAGCCAAAGGTATTGCAGAAGGTATGGCCGGATCGTTCTTTGGTATACAAGATTTTGTTGGTGCAAAAGGTGTACAAGTATTAGATGCATTAACACCTGAGTTTATGAAGAGTGTTAAACAAGGTCCTGTTACTACACCTGCAACAACTCCAGATAGTACACCTGCCGCAAGCGGAACTACACCTACACCTACTAACGGAACTCCTGCAACAACTCCAGCCGCTGGACAGGGAGCTACACCTACTGCCGCAGGAGGGCAACCAGAATTACTAAGCGGGTTTAAATTAGCACCAAATGCTAGTCCAATAGCGCAGTGGAAAGATATTGGTACTGGATGGATGCAAGATCCTAAAACTGGACAACGTGCATTGAAAGCACAATTAAATTAAAGAAGTGGTAGACCAGTATCTTCAACTGATTTAATATTTTCTTTAATTATTTCATAAGCGGCTCGGCGATCGTCGTAGCTGTAGGTGTACATTAAATCATTTACTGTAACACCACCCCGCATGTACCAGCTAATTCTAAATAATTCTTCTTTGAATTGTTTTATTTCTGTATCAAGCCTAACTAGACGTTCTTCAATCTCAAAGGGTGTGAGACCAATTAGGCTTATGCGAAAAAATTTGAATTATCTAGCTCAATGCTAACTTCGTTATCACGGTCGCAACTTTTGCATTTAACTTTATAGTTAGGCAACAACCAAGTTTTTTGATTTTCTTCAATTTGTTTTTTAATTGCATCAAAAACAGTCTTGTCGCAATTTTCTAACCATTCTTTAATATGTCCGCGTTCAGTTACATTAGTAGTTTCGACTTCAACACTTTCTACACAATCGGTAATCATGTCGTTTTGTATAATCCCAATAGCAGTAAACAGCTCGTTAACTTTTTTCTGCTGTTCAGTTGCGTCAGTGATAGCTTCAACTTGACTTAATTGTTGTTGCAATTGGAAATTTTTAATGTTAACATCTGTACTTTGCTTGTAGTTCAATGGTCTAATCTTAATCACTAGATTGTTGATAACAACACGATTATCAAATTTACAGTTTGAATAGTGTTCAATAGCTTTACCTAGATCTAAATCATAATCATTTTCAGCACCGCACCCTGGGCAATTATGTGTAACAGCCATCATGTTACCATAGGTGGCAATTCTAATAGCAGTGAACAACAAGTTAGTGTCAAGCGTACTAACATCCCATCCATTTTTAATACTAGGACAGCAACTTTCTAGTACCTTTACTGTGCTTTCTCCACTTAGCAACGCATCAGGAGTGCGTATAATAATTTCGTCCATACCTGTCATACCAAATACAGGCATACTTTCAGTATTACCGGTTAAAGATCCAGATTCGTTGTAAATGCCTTTACTGGCTAGACTAATAAAGATCTTAGGTTGTCTAAAGTATTGTTGCAGAGGATTATTGGCCATATTTTACTCCTGATAAATATATGATATAGTATTTATATACGCACTTTTTCAGGAAAATTTTTATGGCAGATGTCGATCTCAGTCAAGGTAGTCTACAGCAACTAGCTACACTAATACGTGGGGGTAATTCTGGCGGTGCAGGTGCCGGCGGCGCAAGCGGTGCAGGAGGTGGCGCTGGATTAGGTGATATTATTAAATCATCGGTGGGTGTAGTTGGCGCATTTACTAGTATTACTAATAACGGTAATCATGCGGCAACTGCATTAAGTCGAATGGCTAGTGTTGTTCCAGGTCTAGGCGGAGCCGCTAGTAAAGCTATCGGTGAGCTAGACGGATTAAGAACAGGCACACTAGTTAATGCACAGCATGGTGTGTCTATGAGTTTCTTAGACATGCAGAATAAGGCTAACCAAGCCGGTCTAAGTCAAGAACAATATTTGCAGGCTGTACAAAATTCTGGAATTGCACTAGATGCAGTAAGTGGAAACGCAACTGGTTCAGCTGAAAAATTATTGAAGCTTGGAAATAGTCTACAAGAAGGTGACTTAGGTAAAAATCTTAAAGAAAAAACTAACATGGCGGCAGCTGAGTTAGGTAACTTAGCAATTGTTAGTCAGTATGGTGCAAAAGCTAACCTTGATAATCCTAAAGCTATGGAAAGGGCTAGTCAATTTGCAGGTGAACTAGCAACTAATTTACATCGTACTTCGCAAATTACTGGACAAACTCACGAAGCATTAACTGCGGCTCTTGAAGCAAGATTAAAAGAACCAGGTGTTGTTAAGATGATGCTTAGTATGACTGAGCAACAACGCGAAGCATATGTAACAGCTCAAGCAAAATTATTAGGAATGGGACAGAGTGTAGGAGACTTAACTGATACTATTGCTAAAGGTGGTCGATATAGTAAAGAGAATGTAACAACTTTAATGTCCATGGGCCCGGCCGCTGGAGAATTTCAACGTGCAACCTATGCGTTAACACATGCTAAAACAGCTGAACAAAAAGCCGCTGCCGAACAAGCATTAGAAAAAGCCAAGTCGCACGTTAATGAATTTCAATCTAGTCAACGTTTTCAAAACATGATTAATCGTTCTACGCCTGAAATGGCTGCAGGACTATCAAAGATTGCTGAAGAAAATAGATTGGCAGGACGACAAGTAGGTGGAAAAGCAGAAACCGGACTAACTGGGGTAAAGGCAGATCAAGCAACTAGGGATAAAGTTGATCTGCAAGGTCAGGGTTTAGTAAAAGATGCTACAGGTAAAGTGACTCAAGATTCTAGCCGTGCTTTTGACCAAGCATTGTCAAGAACGGAAGAAAAAGGAAGAGTCGCAAGTACAGCTGGAACACAAGCACTAGCAGATACTTCAGCAAAAATTGGAGCAGATACTGCTTCGATTAAAAAGTTTGACGGAGCAATGTCGACGGTATTTGGTGCAGGCGGAACTACTGAAGCAGCCGCAAAGAAACTACAAGCTGACTTTAAATTACTAGGCGATGTAACTGGCATAAGCAAGCCTGGTGCCGCATCAGCCGCGCCAGCAACACCTGGTGCATCGGCAGTAGGCAATCGTGAAATAGGTAAACCACCAGGAAGAAAAGGTGGATCTAAAGATGCTACCGGTGACTGGTTTGAAAATTTTGGTGCTGAAACTACAGTTAATTTGCACGGTGATGAAGCAGTTGTTCCTAAAGCTCAAGTTAAAACGTTTATGCAAGATATGCAAGAACGTGCTTCGAAACAAATGGCTAAACCAGCTGTAGATAATAGTAAAAATATGTTATCTGACATGTTGCCCAAGGGCGGTCTTAAACTTCCTGAAGTTAAACCACCAGAGTTACCTAAGTTAAGTGAAGAACAATTAAAAACTCTTTCAGAAGGTCCCGGCGAACGTAACCAAGGAAAAGGTAGTCCCTTTTATCAAGAAGCATTAAAACTACAAGAAGATATTAAAGCAAGAGCTACTGCTCCTAAAGTTGAAACACCTAAAGCAGAAGTCCCTAAGCTAGACATACCTAAAGTTGAACCAAAAGCAGAAGTCCCTAAGCTAGACATACCTAAAGTTGAACCAAAAGCAGAAGTCCCTAAGCTAGACATACCTAAAGTTGAACCAAAAGCAGAACCTAGTATATTTGATCGTATAAAAACTCAAATATCAAGTATCGTATCTAAAACTACTGCTCCGACAGCTCCTTCTATACCAAAATTAGATAGTATTAGTGCTGACATTGCTAAACCAGTAACTCAAACACCGTTGCCAAAACCAGTTCCTAAAATAGAAACAGCAGAAAAGCCAGTTGAACAACCGAAAGCGCAAACAGCTACAGCGGCTCAACCAGCGGCAACTGGCACTAGTGCTATATCATTAAAAGATCTCAATGACCAGCTAACGATGTTAAATAAACAAATGGGACAAATGATAAGTCATGCGGCCACCACCGCCGAAGCTAGCCAGAAGACAGCAAAGTCTACTTCTAGACCAGCAGGTAGCAGAGCATTAGCCTAAGGATAACAGATGAGTTGGAAAAAATATTTCACACCAGTACCAGTTAATGGCCAGCTATTAGGTCCAATCTCTGGTGCAAATAGTAGCGGATCTAGACCTGGCCCTGCACAAACAAACTATTCAAGCTATCTACCTGATATCTATACAGGCAGTCCTAACCGTGTTGAGCGTTATAGTCAGTATGAAGTTATGGATAGTGATCCAGAAGTTAATGCCGCACTAGATATTCTTGCAGAATTTTGTACACAAAAAGTAAAAGATAGTAAAAGTCCATTCTCAGTCAAGTGGCGCCACAAGGCTACTAATAGTGAAATTAAGATTTTAGGTGAATACCTACAACAATGGAACAAACTACAACAGTTTGACACACGTATTTTCCGTATTGTTCGTAACGTTTTCAAATACGGTGATACATTCTTTATTCGAGATCCTGAAAATCAAAAATGGAGTTACGTAGATCCTGCTAACATTGTTAAAGTTATTGTAAATGAAAGCGAAGGAAAGAAACCTGAACAGTATGTTGTTAAAGATCTTGCTCCTAACTTTGAAAATTTAATCGCTACGATGATTACACCTACGGTAAGTCCACGTGCTGGCGCTGGTGGAACACAAGGTGCAAGCGGTAACTTAGGACAAGGTAGTTCAGGTAAAGGTAGTTCAGGACCTTATTCTACAAGCAGTGCTGGCGGACGCTTTGGATTAAACCAAAAAGAAAATGCAGTTGATGCTAAACATGTTATACATCTAAGTTTGTCAGAAGGATTAGATCAAAATTTTCCGTTTGGTAACAGTTTATTAGAGAATATCTTCAAAGTTTACAAACAAAAAGAACTATTAGAAGATGCTATCCTTATCTATCGTATACAACGTGCTCCAGAACGCAGAGTATTTCACATTGACGTAGGTAATATGCCAAGCCATTTAGCTATGGCATTCGTTGAACGTGTTAAGAATGAGATCCATCAACGTAGAATTCCTAGTCAGTCAGGTGGCGGACAAAACGTTATCGACTCTGCTTATAATCCTTTAAGCATTAACGAAGATTATTTCTTCCCAACAACAGCAGAAGGACGTGGATCTAAAGTAGAAACATTGCCCGGCGGTACTAACTTAGGTGAAATTGATGACTTAAAGTACTTTACTAACAAGTTATTCCGTGGTTTACGTATTCCAAGTAGCTATTTGCCTACTGGTGCAGACGATAGTCAAGCAAGTTTTAACGATGGACGAGTGGGAACAGCATACATTCAAGAACTACGCTTTAACAAATACTGTGAAAGACTACAAAGTCTTATTACAGCAGTGTTTGATACTGAATTTAAGATGTACATGGAGAGTAAAGGACTTAATTTAGATGCTAATCTATTTGAGTTACAGTTTAATCCTCCAATGAACTTTGCAAGTTCACGTCAAGCGGCTATGGATACTGAACGTATTAACACATTTAATACAGTTCAAGCAGTACCTTATATGTCAAAACGTTTTGCATTGAAGCGTTTCTTAGGTTTAACTGACGAAGAAGTTGCAGAAAATGAACGTATGTGGGCTGAAGAAGCTGGTAAAGGTCAACCAAATCACACAGATGCCGCAGGTGAATTGCGCAGTGCAGGTTTATCTGCCGCAGGTATTGAAGGAGACTTAGGTGCCGCAGGCGATATGGATGCTCCAGAAGATATGCAAGATGCAAATGCAAGCGATGCTAGCGCAGTAGGTGGTGCTCCGGCTGCTCCAGGTGCTCCTCCTCCACCGGCTGCATAAATATAGTATGATTCTTAGAGAACTATTTTATATTGATCCTGACACACGTAGCGTAGCTAATGATCTACGTTATGATGCTAAACGCGACGATACAGTTATGCATAGAACTGATACTCGCAAGACTAGATTAACCCTTGGTCAAATTAACGAATTGCGTAAAAGTAGTGAAGCTCATATATTAGAACAAGAAAACGAATTAGACTTTATACATTCAATGTACGCTACACCGCCTGCACCAGCGGCGTAATTCTAAAAAATTATCTGAAAACGACTGTTTTTCAGGTATATCTATGCACTTTTTTAATATTAGTGTAAATATATTACAGCCTTGTATCAACAATCATACCACAGGAGAACTAACATGACTGACCGCGCTCAATTTGAAGCTATGCTAGAAGCTTTGATCAACGAAGATCAAGAAACAGCACAAGAAATTTTTCATAACATCGTAGTAGGCAAAAGCCGCGAAATCTACGAAGAACTACTAGAATCTGATTTCTCTAAAGACCAAGGTAACCCTTACGGTAAAGCGGATGATGGCATGGAAGAAGAAGAAGAAGAAGAAGAAGAAGAAGGTTACGAGCCTAAAGAAGACGACGCTGAAGAAGATGACTCAGAAGAAGACGGCGAAGAAGATGACTCAGAAGAAGAGCCAGCTTTTGGTGACGAAGAAGAAGGTGAGGAAGACGGCGAAGAAGGTGAAGGCGATATGGAAGATCGCGTAATGGATCTAGAAGATGCATTAGAAGACCTAAAAGCAGAATTTGAACAGCTATTAGCTGGTGAAGAACACGAAGAAGAACAAGAGCCAGGTATCCATGGCGCAGGTATGCCAATGCACGATATCGAAGCAGGTATGCACGATGAAGAAGAAGCTGAAGGCATGCCAATGATGGAATATGTTAACAAAGTTCCAAGTCCAAAGCATGGCGACAACGGTGTTAACAACAAGAGCACATTAGACGGATCAATTACAAACAACATGGGCGGTACATCTGCTAACATCGTTGCTGGACACCGTGAAGTTAGTGCTGATGTTGGTGCTAAGTCAAAAGTTACAGGTACTGGCGTATTCAAAGGTGAACCTAAATTGCAAAACGGTGGAAACATCAACGTTCCAGGCGGCAAAGCAGGTAAGACGGCTTTCAAAACCCAAGTTAAGGGCGGCGGAATTGATCGTCAAGCAGGTTTTAACAAGCCAGGTCAGAACATAGGTGCTGGCACAGGCAAAAACGAAACCACTGGCGAAAAGAATACACAAAGTACTCTACGTCCAATTAAGAAATAAGAGAACATATAATATATGTTATACCTCCGAGAGAATCTCAGTTTCAACGAAGCAAAAATGATCGTTGAATCTGATGACAAAGATGGGAAAAACTTATACATGTCCGGGATTTGCATCCAGGGCGGTATACGTAACGCTAACCAGCGTGTTTACCCTGTTAATGAGATTGGCAAGGCTGTTAAGACCCTTAACGATCAGATTCAGAACGGTTATTCAGTTCTCGGGGAAGTGGATCATCCTGATGATCTAAAAATTAACCTGGATCGTGTGTCACACATGATAACAAATATGTGGATGGACGGTCCAAACGGTTACGGGAAGTTGAAAATACTTCCAACACCAATGGGACAACTAATCAAGACAATGCTGGAAAGCGGAGTTAAGTTAGGAGTGTCAAGTCGCGGATCCGGAAACGTCAGAGATGACGGATCCGGTGAAGTATCGGATTTTGAGATTATCACAGTAGATATGGTAGCTCAACCCAGTGCTCCTGGAGCATACCCAACACCAATTTACGAACACCTGATGAATAGTCGCGGTGGTTTTAATGCCTTGCGTATAGCGCAAGAGGTGAAAGGTGACCCTAAGGCACAGAAATATCTCAAAGAGAGTTTATTAGAAATAATAAACAAACTCCAATAATAAGGAGAATCATATGTTGGATGCACTAAAAGGTTTATTTGAAAACAATATGATTTCTGAAGAGATCAAAGAGTCAATTGAGGCTGCTTTCGAAACTCGTATCAACGAGGCTCGTACACAAGTAGCTGAACAATTACGTGAAGAGTTTGCACAAAAGTATGAACACGACAAATCAACAATGATTGAAGCAGTAGATCGCATGATCTCTGAACAATTAGCCGCTGAGATTGTTGAGTTCGCCGATGATCGTAATCAATTAGCTGAGATGAAAGTCAAGTATGCTAAGAAGATGAAGAAAGATGCTGAAGTAATGAAGGAATTTGTTACACGTCAGTTAGCTTCTGAAGTTCGTGAATTACACGAAGATCAAGTAGTAATGGCAACTAAATTTGGTAAACTAGAACAATTCGTAGTTGAGGCTCTAGCTCAAGAAATCACAGAGTTTTACAAAGACAAGCAAGACTTAGCCGAAACAAAAGTTCGTCTAGTTCGTGAAGGTCGTGAACAGATCAAGAAGGTACAACAAGAGTTTGTTACCCGTGCCGCTAAGATGGTTGAATCAGTTGTAACTGAGAATTTAAATTCTGAAATTACAGCATTGAAAGAAGACATCGAAGCCGCTCGTCGCGCAGATTTTGGACGTAAACTATTCGAGGCTTTTGCCGCTGAATATTCTACAAGCTACCTAAATGAAAAATCGGAAACAGCAAAATTACTCAAAGTCATAGACTTGAAAGATTTAGCAATGCAAGAAGCCGCGCAAGCAGTTGCAAAAGCAGAACAAATCTTAGAAAGTAAAGAAGCACAAATCCGTGCTCTCAAAGAGAGTCAAGAAAGAAAAGCAATCATGCATGAGTTGTTAGCTCCTCTAAACAATGAGCAACGTTCAATCATGGGTGAATTAATGGAGTCTGTGAAAACAGAACGTCTAAACGAAAGTTTTGAAAAGTATCTTCCATCAGTTATCTCTGGTAACACTGGAAGAGCTCCGCAGAAGAAACAGGCACTTGTAGAGGCAAAAGAAGTCACAGGAAATAAAATTTCCAACACCAAACATAGTAGCGAGTCAGATGCCAATATCATTGATATTCGCAAACTTGCTGGACTAAAATTTTAAGGAGAAATTTAAATGTCAGAACTATTAAACGGACGTTGGGCAGAAACTAAAGAAGCACTTTTAGAAGGCCTACAAGGCACTAAAAAATCAGTAATGAGCGTGGCTCTTGAGAATACTCGTAAGTATCTTGCAGAATCCGCTACTGCTGGTGCTACTTCTGCCGGTAACGTCGCAACACTAAATCGCGTGATTCTTCCAGTAATCCGCCGCGTAATGCCAACCGTTATCGCTAACGAGTTGTTAGGCGTACAACCAATGACTGGTCCAGTAGGACAAATTCACACTCTACGTGTTCGCTACGCTGATTCATCATCAGGCGCTGGTGTAGTAGCTGGTGAAGAGGCATTGAGCCCATTCAAGATTGCGGCTTCTTACTCTGGTAACACAACTGACGCAACTCCTAAGGCTAGCTCAACAGCTACTTTAGAAGGTACAGCTGGTAACAGATTAAGTATCCAAATCTTGAAACAAACAGTTGAAGCGAAGACACGTAAATTGTCAGCTCGTTGGACTTTTGAATCAGCTCAAGATGCACAAGCACAACAAGGTATTGACGTAGAAGCTGAAATCATGGCTGCTTTAGCACAAGAAATTACTGCTGAAATCGACCAAGAAATTCTAGCTAGCCTACAATCATTAGCTGGTACAGCTTTATACACATACGACCAAGCGTCTGTATCTGGTACAGCAACATTCGTAGGTGATGAGCATGCTGCCTTAGCAGTTATGATCAACCGCGTTGCTAACTTGATCGCTCAACGTACACGTCGTGGTGCTGGTAACTACGCTGTTGTATCACCATTTGCATTGACAATTCTACAATCTGCTACTACTTCAGCTTTTGCTCGTACAACAGAAGGTACATTCGAAGCTCCTACAAACACTAAGTTTGTTGGTACATTGAACAATGCTATGAAAGTTTATGTTAACTCATACGCTTCTGATACACAAAGCATCCTAGTTGGTTACAAAGGTGCTAGCGAATCTGATGCTCCTGCATTCTATTGCCCATACATTCCATTGATGAGCAGTGGTGTTGTATTGGATCCATCAACATTCGAACCAGTAGTAAGCTTCATGACACGTTATGGATATGTTGAGTTGTCAAACACAGCAAGTTCATTGGGTAATGCCGCTGACTACTTAGGTTTAGTTGGTATCACTTCAGCTAACGTTAAGTTCCAGTAATCCTGTAACTTTTGCTTTAGTAAAATTAAAAACGCCCTCCGGGGCGTTTTTCTTTGGGTAAATACTAGATGATTACTACTAACTTTCTTAAATCAACCACTGTAACTCAAGTAACTACAGATAACAGTATCGACTGGACACATCCTATGGGTAGTATCGGGGAAGATGCGTTCCAATATGCTGTTAGTTCTAAGCCATTGCATACAATATCAGGTTTGTGGCAAGAAAGATTTGCCTCAATAACTAGTCAACTTTGGTTTACAAATTTTCCGTTCGCTCCTAATGGATCAACACTATTAGGGGTTGAAGTACAAATAAATGCAATACGAGCATCTAGAATACAGGACTATGTTGTACAGCTAGTATTAAACGGTGAACGTGTTGGTGATAATCTTGCAGATCCAGGATTAGATAACTATAAAATTTATGGATCGCCTACTAATCTATGGAATAGTCCAATACAACTAGTAGATACAATTAATGTAAATTTTGGTGTTGTAATTGCGCTTAGAAGCAATGTTCTTACTCCACATACTGATACTGCATACATTGACAACGTGGCTATGCGAATCACTTACGTATAAATACAATGTATGACTCACATGGGGTGAGTTTTATGCGGAAATCCAACCGCGTACGGCCTAGAACGCCGTTTTTCTTAAAGGAGAAAACAAAATGGGACGTCCTCTAAATAAAAAATATTTTGGCAATCGAAATATTGGTACCAACAGTCCAACTGACGATGGTATCGGCGGTAAAGGTGTAGCAAGCGTATCAGTTGCTACACAAGGTAGTATTAACATTAATGATACTTACAAACATTTTCCAGCACTAACAGCATCAGCTCCAACTATTGCTAACGGTACAACAGACACTAGCAGTTATACATGGGAAGTTGCTACAGTTAGCTTATCTGGTGGTACAAGTTATACTGCTGGTACAATCACTAGCATTACTGGCTTAGATGCTCAAGCTGTTGTTCCAACACGTTTCTCAGTAACACAAGTTGGCGGTGTTCCAACATTTGGTGCATTTACTGACCGTGGTACATATACAAGCATCGACGGTACAGGTATTACTACTTGGGCTGTTGTTGGCCCAGGCGGTACTGGTGCTCAAGCAACAGTTACATTCCGTGTTAAAGCTATTGCAGTTGTTAACGCTGGTGACGGTTATGTAACAGTTCCAACATTGACATGGAGTACATTAGGTGGTACAACTCCAAGCGGTCAGACACCAACATTGACAGCGGCTAATGGCACTGACGGTACTAGCACTAGCTATGAGCCAGCTATTATTGCTTATGCATACACAGGCGGATCATTAGTTGAAGTTGATATTCAAAAGCAAAAATCTGCAAAACGTTATGTTGTTAACAAGTCTGGTGAAGTATCACGTACAGGTACAGAAGTTGCTCGTTTACGTTACGACGCAGTTGCTGACGGTACTGCTGGATATACAGCAGATGAAGGTGTTGAGTTAAACATTGTTGCTATTGATAGCGCAGGCGGAACATATCTTGTACGTAAACTAACTAACCACAAAGTTAATATTAACCCAGCGGCGATTGCACGTTTAAGTTCAAGTGCAGGTACACAATTTCCATTGAACAGTGATGGGTCATCACAATCAGTTCCATGGACTTTTGGTACACCATCAGCAAACTACAGCGTACAGATTGAAAACGCTTAATAAAAATACGGGGACTTGCTCCCCGTAAGGATTATAAATGTCAAGAATATTAAAAGTCAGTAACGGTGATTATAAACTACAAGTACAGTCTGGTGGAAACATCATATTGGATACACAAAGTACGACCGGTACCGTTACTGTTATTGGTAATCTTGATGTTAAAGGTACAACTACTTTTGTAGAAAGTACCAACACAGAAATTAAAGATAACATACTTCAGCTAAATTACGGGCAAACTGGCTCGGGGATTAGTAGTGCAAATAGTTATCAAGCAGGAATTGAAATAGAAAGGGGCAGCCTAAGTGCGGCCCAGTTCTTGTTTAACGAACAAATTCCACATTATAACCCAGTAAACAGCAGTGAAGTTAACGGTTCATTTGTAATGAAGACTATAGATGGGCAACTATCTGGTCTGCAACTTAGAACTATTGCTACTGATGGAACTAGCGATTTTGTATTTGACATGCAGAATAGCAACTATGCTTTGCTAATTGCAAATTCAACAAGCTACGAAACAAAAGTAACACAAGATAATCATATTATCAACAGAAAATATCTCTACAACTATGTAGCGGCTAGTAATGGTATTGCTACAGTTGACAGAATTTACACTCCCCAAAATGCGGCTTTTGGTTCAGAATATAGTAAAATTCAAGCATTTAATACTAGTATTAGCATGTATATTGCTGGTACCACTATTGCTACAATATCAGCAGGCGGACTAACTGTTAGTGATTTAAATTTTTACGGTGATACAATTACTAACAATTCTGTTAGTGCTAATCTAGTATTAGCTGCCGCAAATAATAACGTTGAAGTAAATGCAATATTAAATTTAGATGATCAAAGTAGCACACCTAGTCAACAATCTGGAAGAACAAAATTGTATTCCAAAGCGGCAGCAGGCCCAGGTAATACAGGACTATATATATCAAATGTAACTACTCAAGACGAATTGATTAGTAAAAATCGTGCAGTACTATTGAGTATTTTACTATAAGGAAAGAACATGGCAATTTCAAATACCCTAGTTGCAATAACTAATACAACAGTTTATACCAGTAGTGGTAATAATGCCATCACTGCTATGATTGTTTGTAATTACGGAGCAACTACTAGCAATCTTACATTGTATGCAGTTCCAAACGGCGGAAGCCCTGGCAACTTGACAACAATAGTATATCAGTTACCAATCGTAGCTGGAGAAACTTTAAGTTTAGATCAAGAAAAATTAGTGTTAGCAAATGGGGATACTATTGTAGCAGTGGCTAGTGTAGCATCAATGTTATCATTTACAATTAGCACATTGGCGGTATAATGCGATTCTTAAAACAACTTAATCTAAGTCGTAGAGCAGTTACAGATACTACCTTGTATGCTAATTCGGTCACAGGGCAAGTTGTTATGGGTGGAACTACGGACCTTGTAGTACCAACAGGAACTACAGCACAGCGCCCTAGCAATCCAATTAACGGTATGATGCGTTATAATACTGACATAACTTCCGGTGGACAACTAGAAATTTATCAAGGTAGTAAATGGCGCAGTCTAAGATTTAAAGAATCTGGAACTATTATACAACAAAATTTAGGTGCTGGCGACAGTAACAACACATATTTTGGTCCTCTGAATTCTGCTTATAATCCAGGTAATGTGGACAGCAACAACTCAACATTTGGCGGACAAAACATTATTGTTGTAGTTGAAAACGTTATTCAACTTAGTAGTATTAACTACACAGTAGTACAAAATCCCACACTACCAACAGAAACATACACCGGATCTCTTAGTGTAGCCGCTAGCACAGGATCAGCAATATTATATTTTAACACAAGTTTAAATGTAACTACAGCAAGTTGGACTAGTAATGTTGCTACAGTCACAATGTCAAATACTACGTCTTCACAACCTGGATTTGCAATTGGCGCAACAATAACAGTTGCAGGTATTTTATCTACAGGTCAAGCATCAAGTGCATTTAACGGAGTATTTACGGTTACCGGATCAACAGCAACTACAGTTACTTACGCACTAACAACTAATCCAGGGACGTATCAAAATGGTGGATCGGTTACTGCAAGCGGCAGCACTCCTGCGGTGTTCCCAGCTGTACCTCTTACTGGTGCAACCGTTAGTGGATCTAATATTTATAGTGGTGCTCTTCTTACTGGTTCTGCAATAACTGATCCAAATACTGGAGCATTGACTAGTATTTCTATGAATCATGCACCAACTGGAAATATTGCAGTTAATACAGCTATAACAATTGCTGAGTCTAGCCAAACAATTTCAAATAACAGTTATTACTTAAAATTTAGTACGCCTGTGCCGTATGGCAAGGTAGTTATTGCGCTATTAGGTTTTGACCAATAAGGAGCTAGAATGGCTCAACTAGGTAGAATTGGCGGTCCGTTACTAGCAGATAATCTACTGCGCAACGGTTCTGATCTAGCTTTTGACACAAAAGTATTATATCTAAATGTTACTGGCAAGTACATCGGCGTTGGAACTACAAGCCCCACAGCTGATTTAAATGTTGCCGGTGCTTCTGGCACGATTAATACTCAAAACTTAAATGTTACTACACTAGGACATTTTGGTAACTTAGAATTTTCTACTAATCAAATACAAAATATTATTAGTGGAATTGCTATTAGTCCTAATCAAACTAGTAATCCTACTATCACTGCTCCTGGCATCCAGACTAACAAATTAACATTAAGTGGAAATACTATCGTTGATTATGTTAGCAATGATAATATTTCAATTAGTCCGATAGGAACTGGTAACGTTTATCTAAACAATAACACTACAGTTACTGGTAACTTACATGCTACAGGCAATATTACTCTAGATGGAAATATTACACTTGGCGACCAGACTACAGATACCATTACAATTGCCGGCGAAGTTAATAGTAACATTTTACCAATAACAACTAATACATATAATTTAGGTTCTAATAGTTTACAATGGAAAAATATCTACGGTGTTAATATTCTAGGAGGATTAGGAGGAACGTTAAATGTTAACGCCCTAACACCGACTGCTATCACTGGCGGGAATGTTTCATTTACTGGAAACACTATTCGTGATTCTAATGCTGATATTATACTATCAGCATCTAGTAATAACGTTGTTTTAAATAATAATTTTAAATTTAATGGCAATAACATAACCATGTTGTACAGCAGTCCTGCAAATGCAACATTGTCATTTTCTAGCACCGGTAATGGATATTTAAAATTTTCAGGAGCAAATGGATTAGCAATTCCAACTGGTTCTACATCGGCTAGACCTATCGCTCCTGAAGTAGGAACTACACGATATAACTCTACTATACCTCAAACAGAAGTGTACGATGCAACCCTCGGTTGGATACCAGCAATCGGTACAAGCCCTGTTCTAGACTATACTGCGGTTAGCGATATTATGAATGAAATGGCGCTGATCTTCGGGTATTAATCAAAAACCGATAAATACTTTGATTAGGAAAAATGACCAATTCTTCCTATGGTTAGACTGTGGTAAACCCGCAAAGAGCCTTGTAGTACAAGGATGAAAATGAGGTTAACCGTGAAACACGGGGTATAAGGGAGCATTCATGGCTGTTGGTCGAATTTCAGGGCCGCTCTTAAAAGACAATTTGCTCCGCAACGGGCAAAATTTAGCTTTTGAGACGAGCCTTCTCTATCTTGATGTGGTTAATGGCCGTGTAGGAATTAATACAGCATCGCCAGCTTACGACTTAGATGTTAACGGTACAACACGCTCAACGAACTTATACGCTTCTACTCAAGCTAACATTGCTACTTTTACTTTAACTAGCAACACACTTAGCAGTTCAAGTTCAACAATTAATTTATTACCAAGTGGAGTTAATCCTGTAGTTTATCAGGGTAGCTTAACTATTGGTACTCAATTAAACATCACTGGTAATACTATTGCCAGCTTAGGTACAAACACTGACATTAATATTAGTACTACTGGCACAGGTAATATTAATATTAATGCCAATACTACAGTTAACGGCAACTTGCATGTTACTGGAAATATTACAGCTGACGGTGGTAGCGGCGGAAATATTACACTAGGTAATCAAACTACTGATACAATTACATTCACCGGCGAAGTTAACAGTGATATTTTACCATCTACAACTGGAACATATAATTTAGGTTCTAGTAGTTTACAGTGGAATAACTTATACGTTAATACTGCTAATTTTACAAACATTACAGTAACTAATCTAGTAGCAACAGATATTAAAACTGCTAATTTAGATATTAGTGGTAACACAATTAGCACATATACTGCTAATACTGATATCAACTTTACTACTAGCAACAACTATGGGTTACAAACTGGTAACTTAAGATTTTACAACAGTACCGTTACAAACGTTGTATCTAATGCTATCACAACTATTGGAACAGCACCTGTAGTTGCAAACTTCACCGGAGCAATTGCACTAGGTACAGCCGTAACATTTGTAGGTAATATCAACGGTACAACACTAAATGTTACATCAGCTCCAACTGGTGCTGGCATTGTTGCTGGTTATATAATTACTGGTAACCAAGTTGCCGCTGGATCATATATTATAGCTAATCTAACAGGCACCGGTACAAGTAGCACTAGCACTTGGACCATATTTCCAGCACAGGTAGTATCTGGAACTACTATAACAGCTACCCCAATTATATTAACTGTAACAAGTTTTATTGGATCAATTCCAATTGTAAACGGAATGATCATAGCAGATACAGGCAATGCTGTTACAGCAGGAACTTATATTACTGCTCTAGGTTCGGGGTCAGGCGGCAACGGAACTTACTATGTAACACCAAGCCAAACAGTATCAGCAACAGCAATGACTGCTACTGGTAGCGGCACTGGATATACTAAAATTGCAGGCACATATGGTATTGTAATACCTAACGGTGGAAGTAGTGCCAGACCATTACAAGCCTATTCTGAACTTGGAATGATTCGTTATAATACCGATCTTCAGCTAGTTGAAGTTTGGACTGGATCAGCATGGATATCAGTTGCTGGTAGTAGTAGCGGTGTTAACGCACTACAGGCCAATGATATTGGCTTTGCGGCAGCAATAACTTTCGGATAAAAGCATGACAACATATTTTAGAACAACTGTAAAACAAGGCGTAGGCACAACACCTACAGCATTACTAACAACACCTAACACTAGTACCTACACTGTTATTGGTATGAACTTGGCTAATACAACAGATGATGATGTTAGCTGTACTTTAACTGTTACTGATACTACTCCTACAACTGTAAACTATATAAACTCGCTGATTATTCCGCCGTATACCAGTGCTAAAGTTATTACTAACGGTGAAAAATTAATTCTAGCAGGTAGTTGTAGTATGAGCTTAACTAGTGATACTGCCAGCAGTATTGATGTAACTATAAGTTACGCTGAGATTGTATAAGGGAAAATATTATGGCAGACAATTACTTTTTTGGTAGATCGCAAGATGAAATGCTAGGTGATCAACCTAGATATATGTACGCATTACGCAGAACTGATGCCGGCGATTTGTATTTTGCTCGTGTTAATCAACTGAGCAGAACTGATAGTATAACTATTAATAATAACGGTGCGTCTGGCGACAACTATCCTGACTTTCAGCCTGGTGTAGATTTTTTAGAAGGTCGAGATGTTAATCATAATTTAACATACGCAAATTTAAAGTACGAACAATTAAGATGGGATGATCGTAGCATTTATTATTATATTGATAGCCAAGGTAATCTTGTTGCTAGAATTGGTAGTAAGTACGCATACCCTACTGGTATATAAACAAATATTGAGGTAAGAAATGGCTGATTTTAAAATAAGTAGAATACGATTTACATGGCGCGGTCCTTGGATAACTGGCACAGTCTATGCTAAAGATGACGTAATAAACTATGGCGGAAAATCTTACGTATGTGTCTTAGCCAATACTGCTAGTGCAAATTTTTATACAGATTCAGCCAGTTGGACTTTATGGTTTGATGGTTACACTTGGAAAGGTGTGTGGGCTGTTGGTACATTATACAACATAGGTGATTACGTAACATATGGCGGTGTAATTTATATTTGTACTAGTGGACATACATCAGCTGCCACAACTCTATTAGGCCTTGAAGCAAATCAGTCAAGTTGGATTATCTACGCTCTTGCTGACGAATGGAGCAAACATTGGCTAGCAAGTACACGATACAAAAAAGGTGACATTGTTCGATACGGACCAAGTCTATATCGTTGTAATACAGGGCACCAGACAGCCGCAACTCTAGAAGCAAATCAGTCTTACTGGGATGTTGTAAGCTATAGTGAAGATTGGAAAACAGACTGGGTTACTAGTTATCAATACAAACTAGGCGATGTAGTCCGATACGGCGGTATTGTTTATAAATGTCTAACAGGACATACTAGTGCGCCAACCGTTGCTTCTGGATTAGAACAAGATCAAAGCAAATGGGCAGTTCTACACAGCGGTATTGATTTTAAAACAAACTGGGCAACGGCAACTCGATATAAAGTAAATGATATTGTTAAGTATGGTGCTGACTTGTGGTTCTGTAATATTCCGCATACATCAACTACAACTTTTAGTACTACAAACTTTTCTTTATATGTACCTGGATTAGAATTTTCTAGTACATGGAGTGTTAGTACATCATACGTAGTAGGTGATGTAGTAGTATACGGTGGATATCAGTATATCAGTGCAACTACAAATAACCAAGGTAATGTTCCGTCAACTGATTCAACAGATTGGAAACTATTATCTAAAAGTTATAACATTCGAGGCGACTACACTGCAACAAATTATAAAGTAGGTGATGTTGTTCGTCGTGATGGACAGCTATATGTTGCTATTGCAGACAACAACGGAAATGATCCTACAGATACTTCTGCTTGGCAATTATTAATTTCAGGAGTACAGTGGAGAAATATTTGGGCTACACGATCATCTTATGCTCCAGGCGACATCGTAACATTCAACGGTACTGCATATGTTTGTAAACAATTACATTCATCTACAACTAATAATAGTCCGCTAGTTGACAACACTTTTACATCGTTAATGATTACTGGAGCTACAGGTACAGGAGCATTGACTACACAGACTGGTTCTATCACAGCAACTAGTGGGGTGAACGTTACAGTTAGTTCTTCATCAGGATTACATATAGGCGAGCCATTTGTGGTAGCAGGAACCGGCGGCGGCGGTCTAACTGCTGGGACTTACTATGTTGGAAATATTATTGACGGATCAACTATTTCACTATCAGCAACATATCTTGGAGCACTAGGCACTGCTGATATTTCTTTTAGTGTAGCATCATTAACTGGAACTACATTTACAGCAACACCAAGTATTTCAGGACTTAGTACTGTAACGTTTCCAACACAGAGCAATGCTCCTTATACTCCTGGCGCTTCGATCATTGTATCAAATACAACACCAACAGGGTATAATGGAAAGTATACAGTAATAGTATGCACAAATACCACAGTTAGTTTTCCTAATTTAACTACAGGATTTACTACAGGTGGTTCTGTACAAAATGCGTCAGTGTATTGGGATAGATATGCCGCAGGTGATCAGTGGGTTTCAATTCAAAACTACGGTGACATCCCTACATATAATAATAACGCATTAAATTCAGCGTTGCCAACAGGCAACACTGCAATTTCAATTGGAACAAAAGGACAACTACTACGTTCAAATGCACAAGTTACTAACGGAATTACTAACAATTCAAATGTTATCCCAGCCTGGAATAATTTTGGCATCATTGGTAAAGTTTATTATGTTGCTATGAATGGAGTCGATGCTGTCGGCAATGGAACAACAGTTGACACGCCGTGGGCTAGTGTTGCATATGCTTGTCAAAATGTCATTGGCCCGGCAACTATTTTTATTAAAACAGGAACTTATTCTGAAATCCTTCCAATTAGTTTACCAGCAGGTGTTGCTATTGTTGGAGACGAGCTAAGGGGGACTGTAATACAACCAGCGGCTGGATATTCTGGTAGCAACATGTTCTATGTTCGTAATGGTTGCGGTATTAGAAATATGACTTTACAAGGACTAGTTGGCGGGTTAACTCCAGCAAACCAATACTTAACTTCTCGTCCAACAGGCGGCGCATTTGTAAGTTTGGATCCAGGTGCTGGCCCGAGCGACACTAGTGTACAAATTACTACCAAGTCACCATATTGTCAAAACGTTACAATGTTTGGTACTGGATGCACCGGTGTTAAGATTGATGGTACCCTGCATAATGCGGGCAATCGTTCTATTGTTGCTAACGACTTTACTACTATTATCAGTGATGGTATTGGTGCATGGTGTACTGGACCTAGTGCGTTAACTGAATTAGTTTCAGTGTTTAATTATTACGGACACATTGGATATCTAGCAGAAGCTGGCGGCAAAATCCGTGCAACTAATGGTAACAGTTCATACGGTACATATGGTACAGTTGCCGAAGGATATGATACTACTGAAGTTCCGTTAGCTGGAACTGTTAACAATCGTAGCCAACAAGCACAAATACAAGCAGCCTTTGCTGGACAAGCAAATAATAAAATTCTTAGATTAGAATTTGCTAATGCTGGACAAAACTATACAACAGCAACCTACACATTTAGTGGAGCAGGTATAGGTGCAGTTGCGATTGCTGATGAATTTAGAGATTTAGGAATTTTTGAAGCACGAATTTCAGGTCCTACTGATATAACAGCTGGCGGTACTGGATATCTAACAGCCGGTAACCAGGCAGGTGGCGGCACAACTACGTATGTTACACTTGCATCAAATGATCAAAATACTATCACAAACTATTTTGGTATGAGATTAATTGTTACTTCTGGTACAGGTGTTGGCCAGTACGGCTATATTCAATACTACAACAGCAGTACAAAAGTTGCGTATATCTGTAGAGAAAGTTTCCCTCAAGTAACTACTACTGGATCTAGCTCAGCTGGAAACACAATATCTTGTTTATCAACTTCTAGTTTGCAAGTTGGCCAGGGGATTATGTTTGCTCCAAGTACTCAAACTACTGCGGCAGTTTCATCATCTTCAGTGGATAATACTATCACACTAAGTAGTACTGCGGGCATGTTTGTTGGTGAGAATATTTCATTTGCAGTTAACCCAACGTACTCGATTATCTTTGCTGGCGTAAGTCCCGGAACAAGTTATTTTATCTATTCAATTAATGGTAATAAAATCCAGCTATCGACTACATTACCTACTACTGCTGGTGGTACTGGTGGTATCCTTGGTATTTCTACATATGCTGGTTCTGCTAACATGATTGTTACTGCACAGGGTGTTATTGGTGGAATTGTCTGGGGAACACCTTATTGGGTATTGACTAATAATACTACTTCTAATCAGATTACAATTAGTGCAACTGCTCCAGGAACATTTAATGGAACCAGTAATAGCACACAAACTATTAGCGGAGTCACTAGTACTGTTGGTATTATTGTTGGCGGTGCAGTCACTGGCCCAGGTGTTCCAGCAGGAACTACTGTATTGACTACTGGTATCAACACAGTTACATTAAGTGCCGCAACTACTACTAGCCAAACAGCTACTTTCACATTTGCCGGCGTAGTAGTTACAGTAATTACTAGTAACGGAAATTCTTTTATAGGGGCTGTTGGCTTTGATAATATTCTTCCAGGCCAACCTATTGCCGCAACACTAGATTCAACTACAGTGTATTCTGTTGAACCTCGAGTAACTTTTTCAAATCCTGGATTTACCACAGCTCAACAGTCGTTACCTGCAACTAGTACTTGGAGTGCAATGACTTACGCTTTAGGAACTTTTGTTGCAATTGATCAAACGCAACAAGTTGCATTGTCGACCGATGGAAAAAATTGGGTTTCAGCTATATCTCCTCCTACTGCCTTAACTGGCGGCGCAACATGGAATGCTATGAGCTTTGGCCAAGGTTTCTTTGTTGCTGTCGCAGGAGGCTCAAGTCTAAGTAACATAACTTCGATATCAAATACTGGAGCATCATGGTCTGCTGGTGGTAACATGCCAGTAGCCGCTAACTGGTCAGCATGTACAGCTGGTAACGGTACATTTGTTGCAGTAGCAAGCGGAAGTACATATTCTGCTACCTCTACAAGCGCAACTTCGTGGTCTAACGGAGGCTCATTACCAAGTGCATCTAACTGGACTAGTGTTGCATACGGTTCGATTGGTACTTGGGTAGCAGTATCAAGCGGTAGTGCAAATGCAGCCTATTCTACTACTAACGGAAGTTTATGGACTGCATGTACATTGCCAGCAAGTAGTACATGGATATCAGTAGCATGGGGTAACGGCAGATTTGTAGCAATAGATCAAACTAACCAAGTAGCGTACTCCTTTGACGGTATCACATGGACTTTAAACACTTTACCAACTACACAAACTTGGACTAGTTTAACATATGGACAAGGCTTATTCTTTGCAGTTGCGACAAACACTAGTGTAGCAGTAACTAGTCAAGATGGCCTATACTGGACTATGCAAACTATGCCAGTTAGTTCTACATGGAGTGTAGTAACATT